TACTACTACAGCAGCAGCTATGGCCTCGCGCCGGCTTTCGTCATTGGTAATTAAAAACTTTCAAAAGTGGGACAGTATAGATTAAAATGTTAGCCAGTTTTCTCATATAAATAATGAGAAAGGAAGGCGTTAATTTTGTCTGTAAAAACAAAAGATCGACATAAATCTAAGCGTGAGTGTCTCTAGAAATCACGCGAACTGGTAAATTACATTTTAGTCTTAACTCGTCCTAGAGAGTTTGACGAATCTGGAAAACAAATTAAAAAGCCTGGATTGCTTGGAGAGGGACAACCTTTCCAAGCGTTCGGGTTAGATATTATCAAATGCGGAAAGGGCATACATGCCGCCTGCTATCAAGCTAGTGAGATCTACTTGAATAGTTAGGAAACTTTAATTGCACGAAAGAAATATTGGAATTAGGCTATCGCTTATTGCGACAGTATCTTTCGTCAAATCGATCTCTGTATCTTCGAATACGCATAGACTAACCAGAAGAAACGGCGCTCTTTTGAGCATCTTGCTCGTTTAACAAAGGCTATGAAAGAAACTTTATAGGATAGAGTTAATCGAGATTATTTAATCTACGAGCATTCCTACTAGAAGCCAAAGAGTTATAGAAGAGGTCGGTAATGATTTTACAAGATGTCAAGTTCTGTATTTTTCGCTCGCGCAACTACAACAACTCGAACAACGTGTGCAATGTCAACAACAACGGGAACGCGAACAACAACAACTACAACAACAGCAATGGCCTCGCGCCGGATTAGATGGAGCTATCACGTTGCAAGTCAAGCTGCGAAGCAGCGCAGACGAGCAACACCTAGAATAGTACCCCAGAATATATTATTGTCCATCTAATTATGGTTTATTCTGGATGCATTGGTTCACTCTTGTGGACTAAGAAGGAGAAGGAATAGAACATATTATTAAATAGTATATTATAGGTAGATGCCTTTTCATCTAAGGAGAACTTGACTATTTCGTCTCTGCGACGGATAAATGAATATGATTACAGATGTGGAACTCGCGAAGTGACCGCTATCACTGTATGATAAGGAGAAAGAAGTTGAGTTAGTAGTAGACATCTTTCGAGCGTTTTTGTAGTTTTGACGCATTATATGATTCCTCTTATCGAGTTTGTCGAAATGTTCGATGGAAAGATAGTACAATCAATTTTGAAGAGAATAGAATTGAAACAATCTTACAAACAGAAGCTGATTTGCGAGCTTGTGAATACAAGTAGCTTGTGTTTAGTTGTTTCTCAATCATTGAACGAGGCAAGCCACGAGATATAAGAGCGTGTCATATCAACGACAGACTGGTACAAAATGCTCTATGTGAATAGAGCTTATTACCAGAATTAACTCCTAAGTTTATTTATGATAACTGTGCAACACTTAAAAATAGAGGTATAGATTTTGCTTTAACAAGAGCAAAGAAACATTTATAGATGGCTCATAGAGAATACGGGTTAGGAAATGATTTCTTTGCTTTACGAATTGATATTCGTAAATACTTTGATTCTATCGACCATGAGGCTCTTAAAGAAATTGCTAAGCGCGTTATTAAAGACCCTCAAATTTATGAATTATGCTCATACTTAATTGATACATTTTCTTTTAAGCTAACAAAAGATAAGCATCCAATTCCTGGTAAATAGTATTATATTGCTAAAGGCAAAAAATATATATCTGCGGATATCCAGTCTTTTCGGCCGCATCACCAATATTATGAGTGTGAAGCTAAAAGTCTTGGACTAGGCAGTTAGACATCACAGTTATTTGCATTGCTAGCTTTGAACGAAGTTGATCATTTCATTAAAGAAGAATTACATATTAAGTATTATGGACGCTACATGGATGATTCTTATCTTCTATGTAACGATAGTAAATACTTAGCAGAATGTAAAGCTAAGATAGAGAAGAAATTAAAAGATATAGGTCTTACTCTTAATTAGAAGAAAACCACTATCTCGCGTATTACTCCTATCGCACCTAAAGATAAGGTTCATGGCACTCCATTTAAGTATCTTAAATGGAATTTCTATCTAACTACTACAAATCATGTAATCTAGATACCTTTTAAGAAAAAGATTGTTCATTAGCGCAGAAAATTGCGTAAAATGGCTGCTCTATGGCAACAAGGTAAAATTCCTACTGAAGAAATTCAGAAATCTTATCAAGGTTGGAGAGCACATATCGCTAAAGGATCTAGCTTCTATATTATCCAAGATATGGATAATTATTTTCGTTCACTATTCAAAGGAGTTGAAATAAAGTAATGTATGTATTATTAAATCGCGGGAATATTGTAGTTGATATTCTCGACAATCTTCGTTACATTAAACTGCAATCTTCTAATGGTATTGTCGTTGCCTGTTCAGAAGAAGAAGGCACTGGGGTTATCGGCTCTGATTGTGACACTCATTATGTCTTAATCCAAGCTGATACAATTAATTCTCCTAACGCAGTTCGCGTTATTGAGGTTGAAGAAATTCCATCCAATGTTACACCTAATCTATATAAGTTCGATAATGAAACTCAAAGTTTTGTTTATCGCTATAGTTTAGATGAAGCCAAAGAGCTTAAGCAAGAGAAGAACAAGCTACTTTTCGCAGAATATCTTGCTTCTCATCCATTAACATGGACCGATGGAAAAGAGTATGGAATTACAATGGAGGATTAGTCTGAGATTAGTCTTAACTTAAGTCAATATCAGATCGCTATTCAAGCTGGCGTTAAATCCCCATCTCTAGAATGGCACGCTCGACATGAAGAGTGTTCGCCTTGGACATTAGAAAATCTTGTTGCATTGTCTATATCCATTTCTGCGGCTGTATATCCAATGTATCGTAAAATGCAATAGTATAAAATCTCTATCTATGGAGCATCTTCTCTAGAAGAATTAGAATAGGTAAAGTTAGATTATGCAGGCTAGACTGAATAAATTTCTTACCTTATTCACTGTTGGAGGTTCTCTCTATTTTATTATAGAGTTCTTGTTTAAAACTTTCATCAGTGGCGGTATGATACATTGGTCAATGTTTCTCTTAGGCGGACTTTGTTTCGTTCTTATTGGAGAAATAAATGAGATTATACCTTGGGAAATGTCTATCATTAAACAAGGGGCTATTGGAGCCGCAATAGTTACCTCACTTGAATTTGTATTCGGCGTAATTTTGAATCTAGTCCTAAAACTAGGAATTTGGGACTATTCAAATTTACCTTTCAATATATTGGGGCAGGTTTGTCTTCCTTTCTCATTCGCGTGGTTCGGATTAGCTCTTATAGCTATCTTCCTCGACGACTATCTTCGTTGGAAGTGGTTTAATGAGGAAATTCCGCACTACCATCTCAAAGACAAAGTTTGCCATTAAAACGAAAAATAGGGGAGAACCTTAATTAAAAGGTTCTCCCCTATTTTTTTATTTATTTTACGTCAATAATGACGATTTCAATATCTCCCTCAATGGCCTTACTAGCCGTGAAGGTAATACCAGATCCAACAGTTGCCTGTGCATCATCAATCTTGTTATAGTCATCATGATTACTAATCCAAGAGATGATTGGAGGCACATTGCCATTCTTACCACACTTCAAATTAGTATTACTATAAGAATAGGTATAAGTATCTCCAGAATGTACCCAGTTGGCTTGAGCAAGAGTAACTGTATAAGAGACGGTAGTTACTTCATCCATCTTATTGTCTGTCTCGCTCTTACTATACACATCTAAGTTAGTTCTCGCGGCCGCCGCAGTCGTAGCACCGGTACCACCAGCTTTAATAGGTAGAGTACCGAACTTTGGAACACCAGAAACCTCTGCGAATAATGCTCCAGTACCTAACAGACCAGAGACACCATCAGTAGAATTTCCAGTTACAATAGCACCTTCCTCGATAGACACCATCTTAACTGCATCAGTACCATTACCGAGCAGTAAAGCATTAACTGTTAAAGTTTTCTGTCCAGTGCCACCCTGTGCAACAGTAGCAGTCATATTAGTAAGAAAGATATCATCAATGTCAATCTCTTTAGTGTCTTTCTTCAAAATAGAAGCCGCATATGCATTAACTTGAACACGTCCACCAGCAGTATTAGAAATATCAATGAACAGATTGCCTGTATTCTCGCAGAAATAGGCGTATCCCTCATGCATGGGAATTTGAGTGAGAAGCTCTTCCTCACCTCTATAAATCTTAAATAAAGCCATTATTAAATCCTCCCTTTAATCAAGGCTTTTCTATAAGGTCTTGGAAAGATCCCCATGAAACAAGGCTCTATACCTAATCTTTAGAATAAGCCGTTTTTGATATATCTCCATCGCCGCCAATTAGCGAGTTAATATAATTGATTGAGTAAGTCTTATTGTCAACATTTTCCTTATAAGACTGCTCGATTAAACTAGAAACACCACCAGTTAACTACGCTCTATCCCACTCACCAATATTAGTCTTATAATACCAATAAGATACATCTCCACCATTACCAAGCAAGGTCCAAGTAATAGCAAAGATTTTATGAGAATCAATAGTGCCAGAATAGTGTTCCTGAATATAAGTGACACCATTGGCTAAACTAGCCGCGAACTCCGCGGTTTCAGTTAAATGATATTCAGCTTCAATATTAAGAGCATCACCAACAGGACCTTTAATACTTTTCTCACTAGCTTTCCATCCATTAGCGGTTAAAGTATATAAAACACCGGTTTCGCTATTGAGATAAATATCTCCGATTCTCGCGCCATCAATAGCAGTAGTTGCTCCATCAGCAGTAATCTCAAGACCTGCAAATAGCTTACTACCAGTTGGAATCTTGAAAGTAAAGGTTACTGTGTCTTCACTAGTAATAGCAGAAGTGACAGATCCTTGCTCTGTCGAACCAACAAAAGTAGAAGAAACTGCGGGCTTCGGAGCCTATGGGAGCTTAAATTCAAGCTGCCATTCGGTACCTTCCGCGTTTGTTAGTGTCCTTTCAACTAGCGGGACCGCAGGTTTAAATCCCTCATCGCCTTCGATATAAGGAGCTATAGCACTAGCTTTGATCACTGGTAGTGGTTGCTAAATACTTGCTTGATATTCAAAGACACAAGTAGTATCATCTGTCTTACTAGTTACTTTATAAATGAAACCAGTGGCTTCATTGATATAGTAATCTCCAACTCCATAATTGGCGAAAAGTGGATCGGTAAGAGTGTATGTTTTACTGGTTTTTTGTCCTAATAAACTACCATAATAGAATTTAACCGCACGAGGCAATTCAAAATGTAATTTAGGTTCATTGACCGTTCCAACATCAGTTACTTTAGGCTCAAAGTCTGGCGCTCTAGTAATCGTCTCTGGTGCAGCCATCACTTGGCTACGAGGCAGAGAAAATGTCAAAATAGGATGCTTATGGAGAGTATCTTCTTCACTATAACCAAAACTCACGGTTGGCTCAGCATTAGCATTTAATACTTCGTGAAGAATGTTACTATCTAAAAATTCCTGAGCTACAGGTAGTTGGAATTTAAGTACAGGTCGGTTAATATCAGTTAAATCAAGTCTGACCTTTGGTTCTTCCCCAACCCCAATCATATCAACTGTAACCTAATCAATTACTTGAGACTGCGGAATATTAAAATGCACAGTTGGGTGGTCAATATCATCATCGTTATACTCAACACTTGGCTTTTCATCCGCATTTAGAACGGTTGCTTCTTGCGGCATTGATAATACCTATGCTCTTGGCAACTTAAATTGAATAACTGGCATATCTTGGTTAGATAAATCAGTTTCAATGTCTGGCTGTTCATTCGCATGAAGCACGATTGCTGGTTTTGTAATACTAATCTTTGGAGTATTACCGGTGCAAGAAGAAATGAGCTTATAACTAAGGCCACTTCCTTCTCCCGCAGACTCGTCATATACTTTCTACCATAAAGTAGAGTTTAAGTTTTTCTTGTCACCCGCATTTAAGTCATAGTTCATGCGAGTCATGTATGTAGCGTCAGATGGCAAGCCATAAGACACCATAACAAATTCGCCCACAGAGATAGGAGATGCCCATCCTTTATCTAAGTCAACTTGCGCTCCATCAGGACCGTAATAAGACTCAAATATCTTTTTAATCTCGAAGCTCTGTCCAGCAGGACCTCCGTAGAAAGATTGCATGTCTATACCTCCTTATCCCTAGAGTGGATCGTAAATAAAGTCTACAATTACGTTATCTAACTCACCAATAACAGTTTTATCTTCTTTGTAAACTCCGTTTAGACCTTGATTTAAAATTGCACTACCCTTTTGAAATGCAGCAATATAAGTCTCATTGGCTTCATTATATCCATTCCAATAGGTTTTATAAGCATCAGAAGTTGGGTCAGTAGGCTCTTCTCCTAATGCAGCGATAGCAGCCTCAAGAGCCGCCTTAGCCTCCTTGATAATCTTCTCGCCTTCTTGTTTCTTACTTTCTGATTCTTCCTCGTCTTTAATATAAACTGTAGGACGAACGAACTTCATACTTGTAATAACAATATCTTCATCAAGCTCATAAATACCAGTGCGGCCGATCATGATAGTCTTGCTAGCATTCATGACAACTTGCGCTCCCGGTGGAGCCTGAATACCAACTTTGGTAAACTATTTGGCACTAGAAGCACTTACAATGTCATTGTAAATATCAATTCCAGAGGAAATATAATGTTTTCCATCGCCAGTGCTACTTGTATCTACTACACGATAGTAGATTTGTCCAATAGCAGACATCGCCCTCTCCTCCTTATACTCGTGTTAAAACTTCTGTCGCAGTAATACTCATAGTGCCATTATAAGTGAGAGGTAAAGAATATTGGGTAATCTAATAGTTACCATAGATATTGCTATCTTTATCTTCAACCCTAATTATATTATTAGGCTCTATATAATATTTCGGCAAACAGGTTAAAGAAATAGTAGTATTATAACATAAGTTCTAATACATCATTTCTCGAATTTGGTCAAAGCAACTAGTTCCAGTGGTGCTTATTGAGAACATATCATAGTATTCATTGGTTAGAATAAAGAATCTCTAACCAATCCCTTGATATTTAACAATCAAGTCCTAATCTAATCCTTCAATAAATACAACATCAGGAACTTCGCTATTATATACGGTTTTTATGTCATTATTATTAACGACTTTAGTCCTGCGGCCAATATTCTTAATAGAATACTTACCAAGAGCAGAACTAGTATCTATAAAATCTAGCCAGAAGTTAATAGAACCTGGATCATTAAACACGTCAGGATTCCAATGATTCGTAGCATCCCAGTTTTTGTTCATTGGGTTATATAGATTACGCCATTCTGCAATTAACTCTGAATCATAGTGATTATCATAAACACTATTAGACACCTAAGCATTAAGAGCACGACGATATAGCTCTTCTCTCCATTCATCGCATGGAGTACCTACTAAGGTGACTGTATAGTCATCTACACTATAATCATCAAGAGTATTAAAATCATAGCGAACAATAAGATTAGATTTTTTATCCTTTACTTCCCACATATTCTACATAGCTAGATCAATGTCTGGTTTATCATCAATAGCAAGATGATAACGGATAGATACCTCTACGCCGGTTGAAGTCTTACGCTTGCCCCAAACATAAAAGTCATTCTTCACATTATCATACTTAGGATTGCGAGTAATCGCAGTTGTAGTATCAAGATCGGTAAGCGAGTATAAAAACTTTGCATTATTATACGAACGTACATAATCTTCTGGGCTTAACTCTAATAACGGACTACCGGTATTGAGATAGTTCTTAATCTCTTGGAATACAAATTTACCATCTATATTATAGAAATATTCATAATTGCCGAGAGTGCTAACAATCTTGTCTAATAAAGTTACTACCGTGTCTCCCGCATTTAATACTAACTCTCCTGGATAGGTAAAATTGGTATACTTATATCCAGCATCTTGTCCATAACTAAACATATGCGGATAATCTTCTTGCGCTTCAAAGCTTAAACTCTGGTAGTCATTGGAGAAATATATTGGCTTATCTCCCATATATCTTACTAACATCTTAATCTCTTCATCAATGTCAGTAATGATAATATTCTCAATAGCTTCTCCACCCCAGTGATTTACCGCTTCATAGATAATTTGGAAGATAGTAGGATATTGAATCTCTACGTCTCCATTATCAAGCTAAACAAGACTTTCATGGAAGGTTATTGATGCCGGCAAAGTGCCACCCGCGGTTCCGTCTAATAGACACATCTTATCTTTACCAGTGATAGAAATATTCCAACCACTAGTAGAGCGACTAATATTCGCAGAGGATAAAACAAACAAGCCGCAAGGAAACCAAATAATATCTCCATAGTTCTTATAAGACTTTAATGGATTATCATAACCAATTAAAACTTTAATCTTCTTGTTAATAGAAATCTCATTATCAATATCCTCAAGATTACTATTATCAATAGAAGCAAGCATAGTAAGGTTAATGGTTCTTCTAATTGCGGAAGAACCATTAACGCTCAAATTACCACTAGTGATAGAACCCTAAATCTCTTTAATGGGTTCTTCATCCTTAAAAGAAAGGAGGATAATCTTTGCATACTATACTCGCATATGCAGTTTATCTAACTAGGTTAGAAAATCCATGTCATTAAGATACTCAAACATGAATATTAACTCCTTTCTTTGCTATACTTCATTGTTGTTTGCGCAGTTAAACATTTGTAGTTAATAACCGCGAATTGAGGTTTCTATAAAGCAATATACTTAATCATACCATCCATCGGGCTAAGAGTATATCGGCCCGTTGGACCAAGCATGACTGGATGTTTATCACTACCATCTTTCTTTTGACCAATATATAAGATAGTCTATGGGTCTGCTTCAATGTCGAAGGAAGCAATATCAGAGAAAGAATAATAAATAATTCCGTTCGTCCATTTACCATCTTCATCTTGCTCAAATCCACCTTGAATATTATAAATAAACTCTACTTGCTTGCGAGTTTCTTCTTCTATAATATCGTATAGGTTGACAGTTTTATAGACATTATAATTTGTATTATCTACTAAGATACGACCTAGCTTATCTTCCTCCACAGTTGAATCGCTATAGATGCGATATGGAGTCTCGCCAGGCTCATAGTAATACTTATAATTCTTCAAGACTTTATCAGTCCCGCTAAAGATGCCAGAAATCTGACCCCAAATACGAGAAGTATCAATAGATTCTACTTCGCCAACTTCATCATTTCTTTCTCTTGTTAAAGAGCAGACATAATTCACAATAATAGGATATTTAACAGATCTCATACTTAAAGAGCTAACGCCCTCTCGGACGCTATATAACCTATTTGGCGCAACTATAATATCTGTTCCATTAACAGCAAGTTTAACCGCAGAAGATGGAGCATTACCTGCGGCTTCTTTTAAAGCCGCCCAACGAGTGAGTTCAGCCTCTGTCTCTTTAGTATCTTCTCCAGCTTGCTCTTGTTCAGCTTTCTTTGCTTCTAATTCGTAAATCTTGCCATCAAAGTCTATGGTTGGATATCTCTCAATCCAAAAAGAATCAACACTAACAAGGGATACTTTATATCTACCATCACCAACTGCAATTTCTTCCTATTGCTTAATTAAAGTATAGATATCATTCCCATCAGGACATTCTGAATAAATACCACTAATTTGACCAAATGCAGATTGCTTTTCAGTAGATACTTCATTAGTGAAAACTCCAATATCGGTAATGCCAATCTCATTAAGATTTTCGAGCGTATTCTCTAGAACCTCATAAGCAGTAGCAGAGAACTCAAAAATCATACGTCCTAGAGATGCATTAGGCGTCATTGATACATTCATTAAACCAATAATAATATTTCCCTCAGTAGGAGATTTATAGAGTTTATAGGTAAAGTCATTAAGAAACTATTCCGCTTTCTCTCTAAACTTGCGCTCTACAAAGATATTATCATCAGTAATATTAGTATCAATAGCAAGATAAGAAGGAATAGCAGCCTCTCCTCTTGTCGCTGTAGATACACTAAATTTGTCTTTAGGGATTACTAATTCATTATTATAATAATAACCATCTGCTCCCAAAGTAAAGAAAGTCTAGTCTTCATCCATCTAAAAGCTAATTAAACCGCTAATTGGAAACTCGGCATAATAAGCATAACCGTTCTTCGCTAAATGCGGGAACTGGTCTCCGAGGGTATCTTGCTTGCTTGCTAGTACCGTATGCTTAAAACTACTGAGCTTTTGGTTATATTTTAAACGCAACTGCACTCCATCTCTATAGAGATAAGAGTATTCAAAATTAACACTTCTCGCTGGAATAGGAGAGCCATTTTCCTATAAAGGTGCACTCCGCAATCCTTGAGAGTTTTGATACTAGAAAGCATACTTATATTTGACGCCACTCTCGATAATAAAATCTGTATAAATTAGGTTGTCATTAAGAGTTTCTTCAAAATAGTTAAAATATTTTAAGTCCTCATAGACTTGATAATTACTTTCTTCAGATGCGCGAGTAAGTACATAGCATCCAGTTAATGGATTTTTTGCAGTTAGATAAACTCGCATACAACCATTTTCACGACAATAGACATCTGTATCATTTACCCGCATTGTCACGCCTTCTAACGCCTCCAAATATACTTTAACAACTTGGAAGTCATAGGATACTTTTGCTTTATATCCATTGCGCGTTGCAATAGAGAAATAAACTTTATAAGACTCGTTATTTGTTAACATAGTCTTAAATCGGTAAGAATTATTCTTACCACTAACTGCTTGAATCCAGTCTGATGACTCGATTAACTCTGTTCCAGTTTCATCATATAAATCAAACTTATATTTCTCTAATGGTTCCTCAGAAGCATTATCAATATAATCTCCTACGAACAACGGCGTTAAACTAGCTTCTGTCTACTTACTAGCAATAACATCTGTTCTTAAAGCCCCGGCATTCTCGATATAAATTTCTGGTTGCGCGATAGCTTTAATAACCATGACTGTAGACCACTCAGAAAAAGTTTGATTGTTAATCTATTCTTTCTTCCATGCGGCAAAAGAACTTAAATCAGTAGGAAAATTAGTAGACCCAAAGCGTAGCTGAATCTTATAACATACGCCCGGTGACCAAGATTTCCGCAAGTCCGCAGTCAAGATTTTAATTCCATAAGGGCTGGACTCTTTAGTCAAATCCACATTTTTATAGATAATATTATCTGGATATTTCGAAGTATTTACAATGCTAGAATTTGAGCGCTATTCAACTACTCGAATTTGAATATGTTTAATAGTCTCGGCACTTGTCACCTTCTATAGAGTATATTTGATTTCATAGTCTGGCGTAGTGGCTAAAAATGCAGGCTATGTACTCTATAAAGTAGGCGGATAAATACTAATTGGCATATTCCGCGCCTCCTTTTTCTCTAACTCTATATATTATAAAAATTGCTTTGGTTAAGATAATTAAATCCGTCCAAGCAAAAAGAAAAGAGGAAGAGACTTAAATCTCTTCCTCTATCATAAACTCAAGAGCTTCTGCGATACCAACAGAGATATTCAAGTTCTCAATATCTGACATTTTAACTTTAACAATAGGAACATCAACTTCTGTTTCCGCAATCGCAGTTAACTCCTAATTAACTGTATCTATTTGCTATTCAGGAATACTGTATCCACCATCGACTTCTACTCCATAAGTTGCTGCAACTGATTGACGAGCAAAATCAATATCTTCAACAATAGGAGTTAAAAGTTTAATATTCCTAACAATAGCAAACGATACCTTCGCGGGAAGCTTGGTTTCCAGATCGGAAGCCAAGCTTGTTAACCCACGGTACATCGTGACAATATCTTTATTTAACATGGTTATCTCCTTTAACTCATGCATTAACCGCAGTCTATAATGCAATAAATACATCAGCGGTAATAAGTGTGCCAGTAGTTCTATCTGTATATGCTGTCACTTGGCTTACGCCAAGTGCTCTGGCTAAAATATTATATTTAGCGGCTGTTACTAATTCACCAGAGCTAACTTCCGCATCACTATAATTGGCTCCGCCAGATTGATTCTCCCAATTTTTTCGCTATTTCACTCTAGCAACTAAGGTATTCCACTTATTAGCTGAAAGCCCGCCAGACACCTAAATAGTTTTATCAGTAGCTACGCCACTACCCCATGAAAACTCAGCTGGCTTTGTATAAAATACTAAAGTATCCGATGCAGAACCTAAATTCTTACTACTAGCAGAGCTATATGTTGTTCGTGGGCCCGATTCATTCCAATCGCTCCACTCTCCATACTTAGTAGTAGTATTTCCTTTATCATCTTTTACTGTTGTTTTAGTACGAGTTCGAGTGCGTGTATAAACTTCTTTTTTTTGTTTTGCACTTCTTGTAGCTGAGAGCCTTCCTGTGACACTACCTCTCGATCCTGCTGTCATTCCACCAATGGTAATGGTTCCAGTCTTAACAGAACTAGAACCACCATTGCCACCACTAAAACTCCAATGCCAAGTAGTAGTACAGCCAGCAACATCATAAACTACCTAAGTGACAGTCTTCTACTAAACTTGTCTAGTATCTGTGCTTGTTACAGTAGACCATCCAGAACTGTGTTCAGGCTCATTGGCAGGGATATACCACCCACTTCCATCATAACTAATTCGCACACTAGAACGACTTGCACTGACAAAAGTAAGAGAAGCACTCGGCATTATTTATCCCTCCTTAAGCAAATCTTGCATAAATACCAGACTGATTAGCTGCTGGCACTGTGCAAGTAAGTCTATTACCATTTAAGATAATATAATTTGCGGCACGTAGAGCTACGTTACCATTGCCATCTGTCGCTTGAATAATAACGCTTCCACTACCGCCAGTTGCCTATAATCCAAAGTTATAAGTAGTACCTTGACTATCTTCTCCTTCGACCAAACCAACTCTACCTAGTCTAGTATAAATGTTACCATCACTTTGTAAAATAGTGCCACTAGCAGAAATTGAATCTTCTCCAATCGTCCACCCACCAATATTACCACCATCACAGTTAAGGTCATCACAAACAATTCGACCACTAGAATATAGATAAGTGCTTCCGCCTCGTAGAGAATTACTACTAATAGTCCATCCACCGATCTCACCATTATCACATTCAAGGCTATCTGCGGTAATGTTACCACGCACTTCTGCGTTCTTACAAGAGAGTTTTCCGCCATTAGTAACATAGAAGTAGGTACCACTATTGCTAAAATCTGGAGTATCACCTGGATTACCGATATTTGCACCAGACCAAAATACATAAGAACCAGAGCTAGCCATACCATTTTTATTGTTATTGCTAGAAAGAGATTTACTCTTAAGAATCCATCCGCCAATATTACCTTGCTTAGCGTAGAGAGAACCTTTTTTAGAAACTGCAAAATAACTATCTTTTGCAGAAGTTGAACTTGTAGCACCAGCCCAAATAGCAAACTCTTCATCCTTATCACTATTTAGTTCTACTCTTGTTGCTCCACTTCCGCTATATAATTTATTCTTCTCGATAGTCCAACCATCATTGCTATTTCTGCTAGTACAACCAATCTTACCAGACTGAGCAAAAATCTAACCTTCAATAGTCGCAGAGGTTGCTTTTAAAGCACCATTATATGTAACTTCAAAAACTCCTCCACCTATCTTGATTGCAGTAGTATTATTACCAGGATTAAGATCGGCAAAATTGATAGTCATACCAGCGGAATTATTTCCTCCACCGCCGCCTTTAATAGAACCAGATTTACCGTTAATCTCAATGCGGCCGCCTCCACTAGAAGCTCCGAAGAACGCGGTACCGTCTTCCATTAAACCGAAAGTATTAACGCCCTCCTGATAGCCATATAAACCCACTTTATCTTGGCCACTATCTTTACCCATGACTACGCCAGTAAATCTATTTTGGCTATCTTTTGTTCCTGCACCAACCTGTGGAGCGAATACATATTCTCCATCGCCAGTATCAAGAGCTGTTCCATCCCAACCGTTGATAGCTTCATTACCATAAGTATCAAGATACATGATAATTGGATGAATTAATCTATCATTACTATTTGGAATAGCAAAATTTAATACACCGATATTGCTCTAATCATTATCCTTAATATTCTCAAAGATAAAGCTAGAAGCTGGTTCTAAATACTTTTTACCATTGTCTGTTTTAATAGTAAGAATATTGGTGTTTAATGAGGTAATGTTATCATTATAAGCTACGTCATTATAATAGAAGTTAATATCGTTACTATAGAAAGATGGGGTTAAACCAGAAGAATTATATTTGATATAAGACGGAATAGTATCAATATCAATAGCACTCGCCAAGGTAGAACCAACGATAACATCAAGAGGATAAGAAGCGTAGATATCAACCGAGCTATTATCATCTTTAATAGTAACTTGAACTCTCACATAGAAAGCTAACTCTACATTAGGGGTATCTGCGGAAATCGTAGGTATACCGCACACCAAAACTCGATCAACGGAGTCAGTAACTACTTCTTTGTTCTCTACTGTAACGTTCGTTCCCTACCACTTATAGGTAATAGAATACTTACTATTGCCATTAATCAATTCTCCATCTTTATAAACATAACAACGAACTCTAATATCATTAGTCCATCCATTATTATATCTTAAAGGCTGTAGTCCACTTAACTTTACACCGTCTGAATTGCATGGACGAATCGCGGTAATATAAGTAGTACCATTGGTTCCCTAGTCGCCATCTTTCAAACAAAGAATCTCTTTATTAAATAGATAAATAGATTCTGTAATCGTTCTTATTTTTACAATAACTGTATTATTACTGAAATTAACTCTATACTTCTACTTAATATTGTAGTGTAAAATATTATATTTGTCAACCCAAATATTCTCAAGCATGGAGTTATCCGGACTATAAGCAAGCTCTTTAGAGGTGGGAATTTCGTACTCTTTATTATTCGCATCTTTCATTAACCAAGACACGAAGTAAGAGGTTCCGAATCCTTCCTTCCATGCTAAATTAACCTATAGAGTTCTTTCTTTCTCTGCATCTTCAATAGAAATATCGCCATTAGCATCATATCTAAAGGAATCTTCACCGATATAACTAATAGTTACATCGTCTTCGCTTTCGCTATTCACAATAGTATGTTCTAAAGTTCCGATAAACTATCCTGCAGAATTATACACCATGCAATAGAAAGTCACAGAACTGTATTGCAAATAAGAACTTACGACAATCTCGGACTTCTTTTCTCCTTCCGGCACAGAGCTGTAACTATCATCTGGATAAGACAAATACCAATCTCCTACCAAAGACTCACTATCAGCATTATTTCTAATCTGTAGTTTAATATCAGCTCCGTCAGTAACTTGCTCAATAGAATAATCATAACTCGCATTACTATTCCATATAGCGATTTCCGCAGTTAAAGTAATACTATCATTATAAACGACTACTAACTTATACTTCTATTGATATAGAATATCAGTTGCATCAAGAGTAAGAGAACTAGATGTCTATCCGGAAATCTTTCTCCATCCGAAGCCTGCGGACTTGCTATATTCATCGCTACCAACGACCACGCTTAAATCTCTCTCATACCATTGGCAAACACATTTCTTACTATCCATAATGTCTTCACCATTATAAATTAAGCGTCCAACTAAATTCAAGCTAGATACTTTATCCGTAAAAGCAATACCTTTAGGAGCAGAGATCGTAAGATAATAAGTCGTATCACTTAAATCTTGCATATCAACATATTGAAGAGAAATATCTTTCACAAAAATATTAGCAACAGTTCTATTCTCTTCATCTGTAACTATGCCGTTCTTAACAATTTTATCATAGACAAAGTCTTCTTCAAACAGTCTAATAGATTTAAGTCCCATTAAATAGTTCTTCTGCGCCTTAAGGATAATCTATTGTGGAGAGTAGACTGAGAATCCATAAGGATTGCCATTAAAGTTCTAGAGATCTAATCTATACTTTACACTACTATTATCCTTGGTATAAAACTCAACTTCAATACCATAATTACCTTGATTATGGATATTATGAAACTAAGTTAAGAAAGAGGCTTTCAAGCGAATATATTCATAATTGTTAGAGTATTGTTGGAATAGGCCGTGATATCCATTCTACTCATATTCTTCGCTATTTTGAAAAATATAAGTAGAACTTCCGATCTCTCCAACTGGCGTTCCCGCAATTACTCCGTAGCTTTGTGAAGCGTCATAAGCTCCATCATACAATGCATCAAAAGTAGGAGATACTTCAAATACAGAATTAGTTAAATCAGATAACTAAGCGTCAGATAAAGACTTCGCAGTCACTAAAGAAGTAATCAATTTCTTGTTAGAAAAATTACCCTCCGGCACCTTGACATAAACCACGTCTTTAATAGAATAGCTTTTACCAGTATCCTCGCTAAATGCGGAAAAGATATTGCCGTTATATCTAACTTTGTATTCTCCAGCATCTACATCTACAATAGAATAAACGGTAGCTTGGATAGTTTTGTCATATTTTAACTATCTTAGCTTTTCTTCCGTAATAATATCCATAGCTTGTAATAATTGCTCAGATATATTATTCATGTTTATCTCCTTTCACTCCTTTAATAAGGAGAGCTAAAAAGCTCTCCTTATTAAGTCTTTCTTCTAGCCCACTGCGCCGCATCATTAGTAAGACTAATAAATGCTTCCTCAATTTCAGTGCGGCTAGTCACGTTCGGGAACTCTACTTTATCAATATGAACAGTTTGCTCAATAGAATCTTGAATTGGTGCAGTAGCGACTGGATTGAGCTTCTGGCCCATAAGAGCCATTGCCGCAATTGCATTACCGTCAAGAGATTTCTCAATAGACTTAAACAAATCAGTACCGATAGTTCTTACAGCTTGGACTGCTGCAAGAATATTCTCGGTATCACTTTGATTTAACACCAATTCCTTTTGATGAAGGAAAGCAAGTTTCGCGTCATCAAATATACCAGTATATCCACCAGTAGCAAATCCAGGAACGCCCAATGCTTGCATTTTTTTCTTCCATTCTTCTTCACTTTTATATTGGCCAACAGAAGTAGAATTTTTATAACGGTTATCTGCCGCATCGCCACGAGTTCCAAAATATTCTTTTGTTAATCCCATATCATCAATTTTATTTTCACGTTGGCTTGTTAATTCTTTATATTCTTTACTTCCATATTCTAACCATCCATTAGCAATACCATCCATAATAACACCAGAATAATCGGTATTTGGATCATAACCCTTACTAGAATTACCTTTAGAGGAAGAAGATGCTGCAAATTGAGCTTGTTGAGAAGCAAGAGCACGCAATGCTTCAACGGTATCCCAGATGGATTGCGCTAACGTTAAATAACCATCAGAAGCATTTTGAGCCGCATCAATCATATTCCACAAAGTATCCTTAGCTTCATCGCCGCGCTCTCTTAATTGATCAGTAGCTTCAGAAACCTTATCAGTTTCTTGCGCCAAGTTATCAAGAGTAGTACCAGTTTCAGAAGCGACATTTTGAACTTTATCCTTATAGTTATCAAAATCTCGTTGCGCTTGATCTAATAACTTGCGGAGTTCGTCCTCAAAATTCGTGGTATTTTGAGTCATGTCGTCAAGATCTTTGGCATAAGTATTATTGAACTTGTCGATAAGATCAGTATTGTTGCCCGCAATTTCTTTTAGCTGTTCACTGTTTTTCATCAAAATGTCGGCAATGCTTTCACCAGAATCGGCTACTAATTGCTTCAATTCTTCTGTGGTAATGCCAGTTAAGTCGGTAATAGTATCGCCTGTGATAATTGCATTATCAATCAGGTTCTTATTACCTGCTTCTGTCATATCGGCGATTGCGTTTTGCTTCTCTTCTTCGAGGTACTTGATCTTCTCGGTATAATACTTATAGATTTCTTGCGCCTGCGCGGAGCGTTCTTCGTCAGTAAGTGTCATATCGGAGTAGATGTCTTTAATCTTATCCTGGCACTCTTTCCAAGTAGAAACAATCTCGCCAGTTACATCAGTTACCTGTTGTTTAGCGATATTATACCAATCATTCTCTGCGTCAAGAAGATTTTGCTGAGCATTGGCAATATCATCTTGGTTAGCAGTATATTGGTAGTTCCAGTTACCTTGACTGTCTCTTACTAACTGAATTTGATTCTTAGCATTTTGAGCATCTTCAAGAGCCATCTGAGCCTGTAATACTTGATATTTAGCATTGAGAATATCAAGGTCATACTGAGATAGCTTATTACCTTCTCTGCGTTGATTAATTTCCTCTTGAAGAGCTTTTAATCTTTCCTTGTGCGCAGAATTGGTAGTGTTGTCGATGTCTTGTTGAAGCTTGTTATACCAAGCAGATACTTGATATGCTTCATTTACTTTATCAAAGTAGCGTTCATTTTGCTCAATATAATGATCGTACTTATCTTGTAGCAAGTCAAGACCAACACCATTAGATACCGCTTGACCAAACTCATAGACAGCTTTCTCGATTTGCTGGAGATACATATCTTGTGCAGTTTCCATTGCTTCTTTAGCAGAAGACAGATAAGCTTCTTGAGCTTCATTAAACTCCTCTAGATATGCGTCTCTTGCTTTCTTATAAGCGTCATAACGCAAATCAGTTTCATCGCCGCCAAGAGAATCGAGTTTTGCTTGTGCTTCTTCCAATCTCTGAGCAGCCTGTTCGTACCAACCTCTTTGTAGTTTAGCGGATGCTAACTGAGCGTTTAGTTTTTCTTGGCTATTCTTTTGGAGACGATTAAATCCTTCCGCAGTCTTATAAGTTACACTCTGTAGAGTATAAAGCTCTTTAATAGTATCTAGTACAGAAGTATTATGCTCTAACTGGTCAGTAAATGCTGCAAATCTCTCAGAAGCGGCATCAACAGCATCTGGGACAATATCCTCAATAGAGTTTGCCCATTCTGCAATGGCTTTCGCAGAATCCACAATATTACCTTGCAGACTCTGGATTTCATCCATGATAGCTCGTCTATCCACATCATCTGTAGTGCTTTCGTAAAGCTTTTTAAGAGAGTTCCACTTCTCTTGATAGTTAGGCAGTAGTGCTGCCTCAGCTTGCGCGCCTCCCGCAGATAATTTAGCACTTTCAAGACCATGGGTTAATGCATCACCAAACATTTCGGAAATTTCTTTAGATAAGTCTCTGACGGCATCTTTCATAGACTTTACATCTAGAACAATCTCCATCTTGAACTTGATTTCCTCAAGTTTCTTGTCAGCAATAGAACGAGCATTTTCTTGAATATTATCTGTGGTATCACGAACTACATCTAGAGTGCTTTCATATTGCTCAAGTGCTTTCTGGCGCTGCTCAAAGAGTTTCTTCTCTGCATCAAGCTGATTCTTAAGAGCGGTATGCTCTTCTTCGCTTAAAGTCTTACTAGCAACAGCAAGATTATAGCGTTTAACGGCTGCATTATAAAGATTAAGGTTCTCTCTTAATAAATCCTCGTAGTTAGTGATTTCGCCATCTGCGCCAATTTGTGCGTCTGCAAAATACTTCTTAACTAGGGCAGAATCTTGAACTAAATAATTCTATGCTTCTTTCAGCTTTTGATTATAGAGTTCTTGTTGCTTCTCAAGAGCCTTGATTTCATTCTCGTAACCATCAAGAGCCTCAGTTCCCCAAGCTCTATCCGTAGTGTTACTTAAATCATCAAGCAAGTCATCCTGTCTCTAGATTTCTCGGTTAATCTCATGGTAACGGTCTTCAACTTCTTGAAGAGTCTTTAAATCCTCTTTGTCATAAGTTTTGCCTTTACTACCGCCAGAACCCTTTGATCCTTTTCCACTAGAGACATTGCCAAATAGATTATCCAAATTGGCAGTGGAAGCGCCAATTTGAGCGATCATACCTTCAATGTCATTAGCAGATGCACCCGCGGAATCGGCAAGATTTTGATACTTCGCTGCAAGATCTGCCCAAGCTTGTTCACTTACGGTATCGGCTTCGTCAAGCATTTTCTAGGTATCTTGCAGAACAGCTGCTTCTTGACTTACACCAGAAGAGCCAGTATATTTAACACCAAAATTATTGCCACCAGTAACAGCTCCAGCATCGTTATTAGCAACGGCTTGCATATTTGCAATAGCGGTGCGAGCAAACTCAGCAGAAGACTGTGCTGCAGAGCTAAAAGCAGAATCCCAGTTTTGAGCAGTAACTAAACCATTGTCATATGCAGAATCCGCAGTTTTTTCTTGGTTATCCAATTTAATAGTAGTAGATGCTTTACTATTTAGTTGCTCCAAATCTGATAGACCGCCAGATAGCGTAGCCTATGCTTCAGAAGAAGTCATTGCAGAATCTGTTTCTGCTCCTGCTAAAACCGCCGCAGCAGTTGCCATCTACTGATATACTTGCTGTTTAGCACGTAATAAAGTTGCTTGATTTTCAAGACGAGAAACAGTTGCCTCTCCATCAGCAGCAACCTCTCCACGCGCTGCGGCAATAGCACTTTCAACCATAGTCTGGTTTAAACGAACTGAACCATCACCTATATCTTCCATACCCTGGATAATACCGGGAAATGTGTTATTTAGCTCTCGTATATCGGTTGCGGCAATTACAAAGTTTTCTCCAATTTTAGAAGCTTCATCTTGGATATTTTGCATAGCACTTTTAATGCTATCAAATTCCTGTTCAGCTTGTGTATGGATTTCTACATCGACTGCATAGTTAGCATCTAATAGTTCATCCATTGTATTGGTAAATTCTTCTGGATTGGCTTCAATTTTTACTTCCCAATCGCTCTCTTGCTCACCTAAGAAATCTTTAAGTTTATCGCTAGCTTCTTTTGCATTATTAGTTAAATCGTCAAGTTTAATTTGCGCTAATCGATCCTACACATCTTCAAGTGCTTCCGCGAATTTCTATGTTCCCACTTCCCATGTATTAGAAAGCTCAATTGCATCAGCTTGAAGTTCCGGGTATTGGCTCTTAAGGGTATCTAGCTAATCAATTAGATTTTGATATTCTTCATTATCGCTAATATTTTCATAAGTAGTATCACCAGACTGAATACTATCAATTAACGATCTAGCACTCTTTTCACCAGAAGTCGCAGCTTGACTTAAACGCTCATAAAAGCTAGATGGGTCGTAAGAATTTAAACTAGCAATAAAACTATTATACCATGCTTCTGCATCTGTGATACCAAGAGTAGCTAAGTCCTCTTCATTAAGACCAAGAGCGGCATATAGTTCTTCTTGTGACATTCCGGTAAGTTGAGCAATATCGTCAGGAGATAATTGAGCAAACAAAGAACTTAAATCAATAGACTCGGTGCCTTGTGCCAGTTGATTAAGAATTGTTGTAGTAAAATCAGCTTCGCCAAATGCATCGCCGAGAGAGTTTGCTCCATTCACTAACTTTTGTAGACTTGCTTCATAAGCATCTTGATCAAAGTTATCTAATCCTTCTCCTAGTGAATCAATTAACTCCTATTGAGCATAGGTTTGCGCAATCATCTTGCGCATATAATCATCACTTAATGCTTCATCGAAAAGATTTTCGCCACTAGGGGTTTGAAGTTGGCCCTTATTCCATCCGCCTTTATAATTTAACTGGTCAACATCAGTGCGGCCTAAAACCATACTAGCATATAGTCTAGCTAGTTCTTCATCTCCATTAATAGACTGACCGATATAACTACCTAATGCGCTATTGGAAGAATAATTAGTTTTTGCGACAGTTACATTAGAAATCTTCTAATCTCTTTCTTCTAATGCCTATGCCTCTCGTGCAGCGTAGACATCGAGCAGACCATTATAGATACCTTCACTATCTCCTGCAATACCCTTCAACTTATCACTACGTTTTTCTTCAATATTATTCTTGAGAATTTCTTTTGCATAGTAGTCATTCGCATCACTAGCATCTTTAGTAGAGGTAATAAGAGTTTCTAACTCTGTTCTAAAATCTTCAAGCTTTGTTGTGCTTAATTCTAATCCAGGTAAAACTCGCTTAAGTTCAGTCTCAAATTCATCTAGAGAAAGAGGTTCTTGAGTATCAAGGATACTCATTGCAGCGTCTAGTTCATTATCACTTAGCGCTCTAAAGTCTCCAATTAAACTTCGCTTAACATTTGTGCGTTCGCTCTTAATATTCGCATTACCAGCATAAATCTGACCAGTATAAAGGGAGTTTTCGGCCTGTCTTTCACGTGCGTCGGCTTGTGACTGTAATTCTTCGAGCACTCCATCCACAAATTGGATAATGCCTTTATCATCATAATACCATTTAGAACGATCAAATAAACCCTGAGATTCGATTAACTCTTTAGCTTTATCATTTGCGGTTTTAATAGCATCTGCATACTCTTTAGTACCTTCAGTTAAATCATCAATACTCTGTACCGCAGAATCCCAATCATTGATGGTATTTTTAAGTTCTGTAGCAGCATTTTTTGCATCATCATATGCTTTGCTTAATACTTCGACTCCCGCGGCGGCTTCTTTTGCTGCATCCGCATCAGCGTTATAAGCTTTTACGGTTGCATAAATAGCAACACCAAGAGCTGCAACAAGAGCAATATATGGAGCTAAAGCAATTAATCCAGCTACAATTTCTGCATTTGCTATCGCGGTTGCAGTTGCTACTTCACCTTCAGCCTTAGCAAGAATTTTATCTGCCGCAGCCTTAGCAAGAGACGCAGTGATACCAAGTCCTTTAACAGTAACTTCCTTAGCTTCGCTAATAGTTACGAGCTAAGTCGCGCCTGTCATTGCTTTCGTCAAAGTAATGACAGTAGGTAATAGCATTCCTAAACTTGTGAAGATGGTAATTAAACGCTCTCCCGCGGTCATATCAGAGTCTTGAAAAACATTTCCAATACTCTTAAATGCTTGCATAGCCATAGCTAATTGAGAGAGATAAGTACCTGCGGAAACTATTTTGTCAGCCCAATCTTTTGTTGCATAAGCGTTTGTTTCTAGGCTATTTGTTACTTTCTTATTTGCCGCTTCATACTCTTTGGTGACATAAGCCATAGCTTCTGTAGCACTTTTACCTTCTTTAAGAGCGGCTGTAAATCTAACGACAAGATTAACCTAACGTTCTGGTAAGAAATTAGTTAAAGTATCTTTCAAGATAATTGACTGAGCATTTAGATCATCTAATTGTCTGTCAACATTTGTAAAATAATCTAAAATCTCTTGATTCGAAGCGCCTGGTTTGATTCCGCCCATCTCATAAGCAACTTTTTTTAATTCAGTGCTTAGCTCATCGCTATCATTGCTTAAAGATTTAATTCTATTAGAGATGGCACGTAAATCCACTTGCTTTTTAGATACAGATTCTAATCTGGTAATTATTCTAGCAATAGCTTCATCAGCAGAACGACTCTTAGAAATAAGATCCTGAACTCCAGTAACTGCATTTTTTACTACATCGCTGCTAGCGCTGCCTTTTCTTCCGCCTAAATATCTGTTAATATCACTTTTACTATCAACAGAGATATTATCCTTAATATCTTGCTTATACTGCGCCGCCAATTCTTCATTTAATGTGATCTAGCGGGCATACTCTTTAGACTGTTCTTGCAAAGACTGTAAATGATTAAGGTCTGCCTAAAGGACACTCTTTTGGCGTTCATTTAATTCATCAATCTTAGAATTAACTAACCCACGCAATTCAACCTATTTTTGTGTAATATCTAGAGCTTCTCTCGCTGGACCTTCGACGCCCATCTTTTCGATAGAGATACTTTTGGCAAGTATAGCGGCTTGTTGTTGAAGAGCTCTTGCTCGCTCCTGTTCTTGATTAGTTAAGAAACCAATCTAAACGGCGCTTTCTCGTAAACTTTCAGCAATCTTATTTCCATAAACTTTGTTAATTAATAGTACAGATGCGGCCAGTACACCATTCATACCGCCCATAGCATCAATAACATCGGCTGTACCACTTAATAGAGGAGTGATTAAATCATCAACCTTAATATAAAAATCAGGGTTAATTAAACTATCATAAATATCCTCTGCGGCAGCCTTGGTTCTATCTCTAGCAGCTTCCCAAGATTCTGCATAAATCTCAGCCTGTTGCTCTAAAGTGCCATCTGCATCTTGTGCCATAGCTAGATTTTCTTTGAAGAAATCCCAGTTATCCATCAAGGCAATCAGCTGCGTCCATTGACGCACACCTGCTACTGTTTCAGCTAATGCAATCTTTTGATCTTGAGCAAGAGTATTCCATTTGCTACCAAGATTGTCAAGAATTTCATCCATACCTTTAAGCTCTCCATCAGTATCCTTAATTTGAACACCAACAGTCGCTAGAGCCTAAGAATATTTATTTAAAGTAGTTCCATCATCAAGAGTCTCACCTTGTGTCAGACCTTGAATACGTGAAAATAAAGTTCTAAATGCAGTACCAACAACGCTAGCACTTTCACGTGTTTGTGCAGTAACAGTAGCAAGAGCAGATGCTGCATATTCATAGCTTAATCCTACTGTATTAGCTACAGCGGCAAACTTCTCAATACCCTCAGAGATTTCATCAGAACTAGATGCAGTAGCAGCGCCTAATTTAACCATGACATCTGCATAATGATCAAGACTCTAACTTCCATCATAAAAGTTATTCCAAATTGCAGTTAATTGCTGAGATGCGGTTTCCGCGGTTGTGCCAGCTACATTAGCCATCTTAATCGTGGTTTCTGTACGATCAAGCACCTCTTGATCCGTTAAACCTTGCTGATAGTAAATCAGAGAAGCATCAGTATAATTAGTAGTAGTTGTACTTAATGCTTTAGCTGCTTTATTTGCCTATTCAGCAAAACGGGCCATATCTTCCGCAGATTTCTCGCTTACGATACGAATTTCATTAAGTGATCTATCTAAATTTTTAGAATATCCATAGGCTTGCTCTAAAGAACCAACAAATCCATGCAGTACGCTAGATGTTAGCTACCAACGCATTGTGTTCTTCATAGTTACCCATAATTCGTTCATCAGGGTATTGGTTCTACGCAACGGTAATTCAGCCTAAGTAATAGATGAAGCTACTTTCAAAAACGCCTCTGTACCAGCTGGACCGAGCTAGACCATCTGATTATAATATGACCTTAAACTTTGTCCACTATCTTCTAATTTTTTATTAAAAACAGATAAATCTAATTTACCAGTGTTAGTATTTACTGCTGACTATAGATTCTTAGCTAAATCTAAAGCAGCAGTAGAAGCTTTCTATAGAGTAGGAACAACTTGAGATTTGGTCCCTAATGCCTATAGACTAGTGACAGCCTCTTGCAAAGATGCTTCAAACTTACTAGTATCAGCATTAACGCCAATCGTATAATTTAGACGCTTTGCCATAGTCCTTTTCCTCCTTTAACACCTATATAAACAAAATAAAGGCTCCTGAGAATTATATCCTCAAGAGCCTTTTAATTCTCTACTTAATCTGAGAATTTAATTAGATTACTTAATCTTTTCCAACCACATCTTTGATTACGGCCAGAGTCTCTAGATTCTCACCATTCTTAATCTTGTCTAAAATTTCAGTAATCTGTGAATCTAATCCACCTGCATTTGCTGTCATAGCCTGAATAATACCGGCCGCAGAAGAATTATATCTAGCAATATCGCTAACTGTATCATTTACGAGTTCTTTCATAAACTCGATTTCATCCTCTGGAATAGTAGAAATAATCTGGTCAATCACGTCATTCTCTTCCAAAAGGTCATAAGTCTTAGAAACTTCTGTCATTTGTTTCTCTGTAAAGGTAATATTTGCATACCACTTACATACAGCAATAGAGAAATAAACCTCAATTCTTACCGGACTAAAACAACCTGTCATGTCATCAAGAGCATGATTAACAATAAACTGAATAAATTCCGCTTTTTCATCAACAGGAAGATAATTGCGGATTTCAAGCGTAATATCGTCAGTAAGCTGGCAATTAGTAGTAATTTTCTTAGCTTTTAGCCCCAGCTTAGTAAAAGTCATTTTCATAGGTATTAACTCCTTTAACTCATTTATATTTTAATTATACTAGAAAAAAAATCTTTTGTCAAGTTTATTAAAATAAGGATTTTAATATATTTGAGTTTAAACTAGCAGAAATAGTCAATGTATTAATTACATCTCTAACCATCTGGCTACGTACATTAGCGGCTTCAATATCGGGTGCCCATTCTGGCTTACCGTCCGCAGCGACAAAGCTATTATCTATTTTAGAATCAGAGGTAGAGAAACCACGAATCTCAGTTGATAATCCTTTTAAAGTATTCGCGCAAATTCTATTTACAATACTTACAATAGAATAAATCTTGCCATTATACATTAAAAATTGCGCTCTATCTAAGCCGCCGATAGGAGAGCCTCCTGATACTAACTACTCTCCAGAGCCGCTAATCCACTCATTGAAAAAAGACGCGGCAATAGTAGATCGGAGGGCATTATAAGCTTGATAAAATCCGCCTTTACGACCTCCGCCACTTAATCTATGGGCAATAATGTTATATGCATATTGCTATCTATCTGGCGGCTCATCCTCTAAAAAAGTTCTTAGTAGAGTCCTGCTAACAATATGAATATTTTTAGACTTAGCAGATTGCCATTTAATTGAAGCATTAGTAGCAATTTCAATAGTAGCTGTAGTACCATTCTATAAAGTGACCCCAAGATTGAACAAGCCATTAGAAATAATATCTACTTTAGCTGTACGACCAGATTGAGCACCAACCGCTGTTCCAGATTGCTTAGTTGTAGGGATAGTACCCCTATCCCAAGTTAATTTTCCACCAGACTATGCAATTAAAGAATCAAATGCCTAATCTGCATTATTTGAAATTTCAAATAATACATTCTTCATCATTCGTTCAGCTAAAGGTTCGCCAATAGCTCTAGAAAAGATATTGGCAATTGTAGAGGCAAAACTTTGAGTAGACACAGAGCCATTAGCAGATAAATTTTTTGCCGCTGTACTTAAATATCCTATAACCTATGATGCAATACCAATCGTATTTAATGACACTAAAGATACAACATCATTATAAGTAGTTTTGCCCTCAAACACTTTCTATAAAGCTGCAAAAGCTTTCAATTCGCTCTTGTTTGGTGTAGCATTTACAAGGTCTAATGCTTGTTTAATGTAGTCAAAAAACTTGGAAGCATCATCTACTGGGCCGTTAAGTAGCATAGAATTATACTAACTTGAAATATTCGTGACAGCTTCTTCATACGACCCACCATCTATAACGCTGCTGTACTTCTCCATGAGTAGATTGTTCATAGCTGCCGCAATACTATCAAGAGTTTCCTCCATAAGAGGACCTTCGCTTAAAGCTTTAATAATCTATACACTAGATCTCGCAGCCGTAGTATCTTGATTCATCTGCGCTATTAAAGCTTGAGCCTGCGCAGCAGATGCAGCTCCACTGGCTTTCATATCATCAAGAATAAGCTAGGTCTTATATTTATACCAAGCAGCGGCAGGTGCGGCCAGGTGCTATGCTGACTATTGTTTATAGTGGATATAAAAGTGATCGACGTATGCATCAACATCGATCGGCATACTCATGTCACCAAGGTTATGTTTCTTTTGATGCATGGATGCGGATTTTGGTATTCTAGCCATATCTCCTTTACCTCCAGATAAAAAGAAAAAGGGAGGACATTAAGTCCTCCCTTAAACTCAGATTAAGTCCTCGTCTTCATCCTCTACAAAGCTCAGTCGCTTAGCAGCAGATTGGGTTCGGACTGGTTCTGTATTTTTTAACTCCGCGTCATGTCCCTCCGGAGTGTTTATTCCCCCGCTGTGCAGGCTGCTCTCTTCTCCTCTGCGGCAGTTACGTCGTCCATAACAACCTGGATAGCAGCAAGAACTTTCTTGGTAAGATCGAACTTGGTATAGCCAGGGAATGCGTCAACCACAAAGCTGAAAGTAGAAGGATCACCGCTAGATGCCATAGAGAAGGTGAAGTTAGACTGAACCTTACCATTAGGAATTACAAATTCCGCAGGCATATCAAGACCAGTATTTTCATCACGGAACAGAGTAGAAGCCTCAATATAGAAGTTCTGACCCTTAATCTCTGGGGTGATTTCGATTAACATTGTGTTAGAAACCTTTTTGATGTAGTAGTCAACAAGAACAACCTTGCCAACTTCAAGATCCTTATGCCCAGCTGCGCCATCAGCATAGCAGGTAATAGTAGTCTTACCATCGCCATAAACAACAGCGGCAGGAACGCAAGGTTCAACATCAACGGTGCCAGAATCGCTTAACACCATGCAGAAGATATCAGCATTAGCATGCTTATAATCAGCTGCAGCACCAGTACCAGGAGTACCAGTAGCAACCCCATTCCAGCAAGCAATTTCTGGAATTACGATAGTATTCTTAGTGTCTACCTGAACCTGAGAAGTCATGTGAACATAAACAGGCTTGTTTTCAGTAGCTTTTGCTAGACCAGCACCAGAAAGAATAGCCAAGCTCTCTGGACTAATAAGAGCATCTTCCATATTGAAGGTGAGAGTACGCTCGCCTTCCCATGCGATCAAACGAGTGTTACCACGTCCACCAGTTGCATAAACTGTGGTAGAAGCGCCCTCAAGGCTAGAAGTCTTTAGAGAGTCGAAATAAATGACAGGCTCATTCTTATAGAAAGTGCGGCCGCCGAGAGTCATCTTAGACTTAGCACGGAATGCTACGTCGCAAATTTCGCGTACGCCAAATCTCATAGTATATTTCCTCCTTATTTATTGGGATGTAATTCTTTCATCCAAGATTCAACTTGTTTATCGGGCTTCCCGCCCGCAAGTCTAACTTTAAGGTCGGTATCCCATTCAACATAACCCGTATATCTCTCCATTAAATCAAATAATTGAAACATATTTAATGCTCCACATTCACTTAATGAAATAACTTTGGCTACTGTTAAAATAGAAATATAACGAGTTAGAACGCTTTCATTACTTGCTCCTTTCTATTCAGCAACCTTGCGGCGATTCCGCATGATTTTATCCGCGATTTCTTTAGCTCGATCATTGGCAGGATTATAAATAACATTCTCGCCCTAAAACAAACTATTTACGCATAAAACCTAGCGTATTACACTCTAGAAAATAGTAAAGTTACTATCATCTATCATTACTGTTTTAGCGGTCTCACCAACGATAGTAAGAATAATGCTATTCTTAGTAATCATTGCTGTATACTCAGGAAAAAGTAACTTGAGCAAAGTAATCAAAGCAATCTTTTTTTCTTTATCCTACGATTGCTCTAATACTTTCATCAATACTTGAAAATTAGTCAAAGACGCTAAAAGAGTTTCGTCCTATACTAATGACTCTTTCTCTAAACAGATATATTGAACAGCCATAAAAAACTGCTACTCACCCATGTAAGCTATATCTTTAATGGTCGGGACATGGACAGTTAATTGTAATTCAGGAATAGGAATATCAATCCCGGCCATTAAAGCTAGTCTATAGTCAGCCATTTACAGGATTTTTCTAGTCCTCATGACCTCTAACAGCTAGATAGGTCAGAGACACTCCCGCAAATTCTTCGTTATATACATAGGGGGTAGCAGATACAAACTCAAGTTCACCGATGCCGGTTAAGTGAGTTTTATCAAGCATGGCATCTATCTCTCCCGCGACCCTATAAGGGCGTAGCTCAAAGTCGCCTAAATCCCAGTTGTCATAGTGACAAATAATATCAATACCAAATGTATTATCTCGATATTCTGGATTCGAAGCGTTTCTAATGACAGTGCCATAAGTCAATCTAATATAGGTTTTTTCTTTACTATCAATCTTAATCTTTGGGACAGATGAAATCTGGTGACTAGTAAATAGTTCCTTAATCTGTTCTCCGTTTGGTAAAGGTTGAGATTGCCAGTCTCTTGTTTCATAAACTAATAATCTCAAGAGATTAGGATTTGATAGAATACGGTCGATAATAATTGCCGCGTCTTTAGGCATACCCAATAAACTAGACTTGGGGTACTCATATGAATTATGTTTCATGCGCGATCACCTCAATACAATGATTCAACTACAACGACCTTTTCTCTTACATCATTACCCTTTGTCCATTGTAATGTGAATTGACCACTTGTAGTTTTATTCCAAATCACTGTAGCTGTCTAATTTCCAGTTACCTGTAAACAGGCAGGTACATTTTCAAGTATCTTCCATTCTCCGTCCGCAATATCGACGGAGTAAGTAGCCGCAATTTTCGGCTTTATAAAAGTCTCACCGATAATCTTGCTATCAGGAGTTGGATTAGTAGGTTCAAAGACCAAACCATCCTTCATCTCTTTCTCAAGGTCATCAGTGGTATCATTCCAGTAATTCTCTTCCGCATTGACTTCGATAATATTTTTCATACTAATCGAATCTGGAGCTTCAACTCTCCAGCACTTTCCCGCAAAGATAAATTCTGAATATCTATCAAAAGCATGAAGTGTCTTTTCATTACGCGGCATAAGAATATTCAAACTTAGATTAGGAGTATCAATTCTCTATTGATTCTTTTGAATAGAGTTAATTTGTGTCTCCACAGGACCTCGAATGGCTGCATAAGTAGAACACCAATTACCATCCTAATCCTTGAAACGAATCTTATATCTACAGCGTCTTATTTCTCCTCTAAAGTAGGCATCTTCAGTAATCTCTTGAGTATAGATTAACCAGTATGTATTTGTTTTCTTCCATTCAAATACATCACCAGGTTCATAACTATGCTCGTAATCAATAGAAACGATCTTGTCGTCGTAATCCTGTTTTACCTTATCTGGATTGATAAGAGCGCGAATCTCTCCATAAACCCCCATGTCCGCATCTACACCGGAGGGTTCAATCTCAAGCACTTCTGTATTTCTCTAAACCATCTCAATCGAAGCGGCTTGATAAGAATATAGCAAAGCCCTATGTAAAGTGCGTTGTTTATCCTTAATCATGCGGTCTTCCTGATGAATACCGCCTTGCCACTCGAATCTCTTCCGCATTAATTCTAAATTAATCATTGCGAATCACCTGAGTTAATAAGTCGATACATCTAAATACAGTCTTTCTATAAATCATAAAATCATTACAAGCATCTGAGGTTAAGCCCTCTAACTTTGATAATAAAATTAACCCTTCTACTTTATCCTTGTAAATATGCACCAAACCAGAAATTTCTTCTAGCATAGTTTTTAGATGTGTCTCCCAATCTTCTCCATTTTCACGCATAGGAATTAACTTCCATAGTTGATTGATAAGTCTCTTCATATCTTGGTCGATAGTACTCATTGGAAAGTTAATATTATACTTATCCATCGAAGGTACTCGTTTCTCTAAGAGTAGACCAATTAGACTTAATAGAGCCGTTATTATCAATCATCTTTCTGCGTTTATAGAGGCGTTGCATATGATGCGCCTAACGCTCAGCCTCTTTTTTAAGTTCCATTAATTTAGCGAGATGGTTTGCTTGAGAGGTCATTTTGAAATCGCTACCAGAGTATTTCATTCTCGTCTGTTCAACAGACGCCACTTGACGCTGAAGCCAAGTATTATACATTAGTAGCGCAAGAATGTTAATTTCTTCGGAAGTTAAATGGCAATTAAAAGTCTCACCATTTACGTCATAATCATAGAGTGGAAAACGCGGAAATTCAAATCCTGGGATGGCATCAAGTAAGATATTTAGCAAATCTTTCTTGGTGTCTTCCTCAGTCCACTCCATATACATATCATCGGTAATCTTACCGAAGAAACGATTGTATATATCTTCAAAGGGTGTAGGATCCCCTTGAATTGGATACTTTTCATCCATGGGGATTACCTCCCTTATTCTTTAGCCTCCACGGGCTTTTTAATTGTAGTGGTAGAAGAACGACGTCCGGTTGCCGCAGGAGTGCTGATAACCTTTTCGGCCTTCTTCTCGTTCTCGTCGGGCTTCATATTTTCGATAGCTTTGCTCACATCAAAACCAAGCTGAGCTTTAATAGCCTCTCTCTTATCGTAGTCATTTAATGGTTTGCTAACAGCATACTGTTTGATAAGATCTTTTGTGCCATTAGGAGCAAAATCAAGAGCATCCTTAAATTCATCAATAGAACAAGATTCCATCCAGCTGGGAATCTGTTCCTCAGTCAGATAATACTCTGGTTCTACATCCTTATTAAGTAAATGACGAAGAATTTCATCATCATTAATAAAGAGATAATTATAGATAAGCTCTTTTCCGCCGCCCATCATAGACAGAGAATCTAACTCATCAACCTTGATATGCTTAGTTTCATGAGGAGCGAACTCTCTGCGGACGCCCAATTCGGGAATATTATAAATAACAAAGCCTGCGCTCTTGTTAGTGACATTACACTGGTCTTTCATAATTAAAAACTCCTTTTTCTCAAATAATGAATTAAAGGGGATAGGGATATATCCCTATCCCCTCGAATAGTTTATTGAATTACGTCAAGCTTGCCCTGAAGCTGAGTATCAACGTAAGAGAAGATGTTGTTAGTCATCATAACGCCAACGCCAACCTTGCGGTAGACCTGGATGTCACGAGACCAGTCATCATTGTCATTACGCTCACGAACGTGAGTAGTACCCTCGAAAGCAACCTTAACAGGCTTCTCGCCAGCGCCAGAAGGAATAACCCAAGCATAGCCAGGATCGATTACCTTACGGCTGTTGGTTTCATCCTCAAGAGTCTGAGGAAGAATTACAACACGAACACCCTTATAGTTAGCAAGATAACCGGTGTTCCAACGCTCGTTACGAATCTCGTCAGAGATCCAGCCCTCAGCAGGAACAATCTTTACTGCGAACTCACGAGTGCAGTAAATAGTAGGAGTGCCATAAGCACTTGCGGTAGTAACAAGACGGTCAAGACCAGTCTCATCGAAACCAGCAGCGCTTACACGGTTAGCAGCGGGAAGCTGATCAATTGCGCCCATAAGAGCCTGAGCGATCTCACGATAAATGAGTTCGTCCATGCCATCCATAATGATCTGAGTGAGTTCAGCGAAGTTCACACGACCGTCAAGGAACTCTTCGAAGCCAATCTGAGCGGCTCCGCCGATAGCACTGGTACCAACTTCGAAGCTCTCAGAACCGAGCTTGAAGGTCTCGTATACGCCGGCAAGACCGACACGAGTGATGAACTGCTTAGCGCGAGTCTTACCAGTTCTACGCTTAAAGACGGGGCGATCACCCTGAGCGAATGTCTGAATCTCAGCGAACTGACCATAAGCGTTGATCAGACGATTAGGAACGATATCGTCCATAGTCTGCTCCATGAGAGAGAATACCAAACGCTTATTCTGCTCATAAAGCTCTTCAGTACCAACGAGAGCGTTGAGTTCACTACGAAGAGTCTCGTTCATAGCGCTGTAAGAGAGATTCTCGTTATTATAAGAGAAGTTAGTAGAAGGAGTAGCGTTAGCTACATTCTTCATTAACTGTAGTAAATTAGCCTTATCCATTATTTTAACCCTCCTTTATCAACCAATGCGCTGAACTTTAACGCCAGGCTGTAAGTCAGGCATGGTGTAAACCTTTACAACCACGAACTTAGGATCTTCGTCTCCGCCTGTTGCGGTTTTACCTTCATCCTTAGTCAGATAACCATCAGTATCAATTTTGAGCTGATCGCCAACACTTAGAGAGCCAGCTTCAGCCTTAATTGTATTAGTAGTCCAAATGTCGCCGTTAGGGACAGCGATAACACGAGGAACCATCTTAGTGCCATCTGGCATTAGCTGAGGATAATTAAAAGTCTCAACTTCCTTCTTGAAAGCAACGTTGCTACCCTCGCGGACAGCCTCACCAGTATAATCAAGAACGGTCTTAAGATCGGACTTAGTCTGACCGACTGGGCTATAGACACGAGCATTGTAGCGGTCCTTAATCATAGCGAAATCAGCATCAGTCTCGCGATCCTCATAAATCTTTACTTCATTGAAAACCATGCGCCATGGACCTGCACCATCAAAGTCACAGACACCCTTGGCATAATCGTATTTTACGAACTGGCCATTCTCAAGTAGCTCGATGCTTGCCGCTGCGGGAAGCTGAGCGTACACCTGGCCATTGCGCTTAGCGGACATATGGTTAGGTTCAACCTGGCCATATCCGTAAGTTACAAAAGTAGCGTTGCCTAAACGCTTTGCACTCTTAGCCATATTATTTAATCCTCCTTATAGCTTTTTCGCGGTTTCGCGAACTGCCTTAATCCACTCTGGGACATTATCATCAGCGGGATTTTCAAGATTAAACAATCCCTTGGGCTGGTTATCGTCCTGTTCATTGTTGTTATTAAGGTTAAAGTTGACCTTGTTGCGAACGCAGATAATAGACAGCTTCGCTTCAATGTCATCCAAAGAATAAGTATCAATATGCTCAACAACATCCTTCTTGTCGTCGTCGCTCAGCATATAGAAACCATCAATCATGCTCTGCTTTTCCTTGCGGTCCGCAGTCAGCTTGAACTCTCTGAGAGAAGTTACCTCTGTCTCAAGGTCGCTCTTCTCCTGCTTAAGAGTCTCAAATTCGCCCTGAAGAGTCTCATACTTACCAAGTAACTCAGTATACTCAGTTACTTCATCAAGATTGTACTTCTTCTTAGGCTCTTCCTTGTTATTATCGGCAGGCTTGTTGTCGCCGTCCTTTGGCTTATTATCTTCTGGAGCAGGATTGCCTTTTGGATTCTTCTTGTTCTCGTCCTCAGGCTGCTTCTTTGCTTCGAAGTTAGGATCCTCGGGGTTGCCGAGAGTCTTTTTATTCTCGTCCATAGTCTCGTGAGAGCCTCCTTTATTCAAAGTTTTCTGTAATTCAGTTAGCATAGAGAACATCGTAGTTCTAAGTTCTTCCATGTTCTCTAGGGAGAATTCAGTCTTGAATTGTGCGCCCTCAAAACATGGCTCAACTGATTCTCCGAGAATACAAAGTTTTTCAATCAATGCTTCATTGTAAATGAAAAATCTACTACCCGAATTATTATCTTTTGCCCAAAAACCTTTTTGAGTTTCTTTATTCAGTTCCATAGACTGATTGTTGCCATGCTCGAATAGTCGCTAAGATTCAGGGTAAGCGCTCGTCCAGATGTAACATTCAGTTACAAGATACTCACGCTCAACGCCTTCGTCATCAAACTTCTGGAACCAAACTTTCGCGTCCGTAGGGACGAAACCGTATGGTTTAGTGGTGTCAAGAACCTCGATATTTCCGCCACCCCGCAGAGAAATCTCTTTGTTGTGTTCTTCAAAATCGTTTGTTGCTTGATTAAAATAGCCAACAACAGGAGAACCTGGCAGTTTTCTGCCCATCTCTGTTGCAACTTTCTTAGTGATAACAGTTCCGTTTCTGTTGGGATTTTGTCCTACATAGCAGACCTTCACCTAACACTTGCTGATTAAAGGAGATATTTCAGTCGCATTGATGAATTCCAATGTGTTAGCAATAGGAATACTAATATGCAAGTTCTATCCCTCCTTATGACATGCTTTCACGGTTAGCAATCGTCTTATCGCTCTTTTCCTCGTCGGACTTTTCCGGACGACCAGACTATTTCTGTTCCGTTACTTTTGTTGTGCTTGAACTTGTCTACTTATTCTAAGAGTTATTCTAATCATTCTAATCTTTTTTGACCACGCTTCCACTCATTGTGCTACTCATCATGGGCGGAATCATAATCTCAGATAGATGTAGAATCTCATTTTCGAATGTTAAAGTAGCCAGAATACTAGATTGAGAATGACCAAGAGCAATTTGTGGCAACATCTTAGGATAGCCCATTTGCGCGTGTTCTTTATACAACTTAGCTAGTTCTTTATAGTTAAATTGCGTTGTTTCTAGCATGGATACTCTAAACTCGTAATGACCCTTGCGATTAAATTTTTCCACTATCTTATTCAACAAATTAGCAAACTGTAAAGGTAGTTCTCTAATACTAGCTTCATCTGTTAAAATAGCATTAGTTACAGCTAAGTTGCCGTCCGCATTAAATAAGTTACGAGAAATACCAGCATTATTAAACACAGTACGTTCGACTTTTTCAAGGTCATCTGTCGTAGTATTGGAATTACTATCCTTAGTATCAATCTTCTCAATATCAGCAAAAGTAGTAAGCACATCCACACCAACCGCGCGCTTAAGCATCGCGACCGCGTTATTATGGATGTCTCTTGCTTCATCTACATCAAAGATTAAGTCACCATTCTTATCAAGCGGTAATTTCTGGATAATAATTTTTAATAGCTGTTGCATTGTCTTCTATCTATCTAACTCTTGAGCTTGGTCAAGGTCAATGATAGAGGGAATAACTCCAACAAGAGATGGAAAACAACTATCATTCAATCCCAACTTCACCGAAACTGCGGGATCGAGAGGATACCAGCAACTTAAGTCTCCTGGATAATCCCCCTTAAGCTTGCCTTGTTTATATAAGACATAGCCTTGCTAAACATCCTTGGGGAATGTTTTTAGAATTGCCATTCTCTATTGGATATTAGAGAAATAGGCGTCAAAGAACTAAAGATTTAGTTCTACGATCGGATCAACTCCAGAGTAGTAGCGATTACGACAATATGAAGCGGGAAGTTTTTGGATACCAAATCTATCCCCGAAATCTACGAAGATGCCATAGTAGACACCATCTTTCATAATATCGAGAGCAATATTTCCGCATAGTCGCTTAACGTCAGATCTATCAAGATACAGTAGTACCTTTGAGAAGTCACCAAGAATCTTATTTTCTTTTTCCTTAGATACATCTGTAAAGTAAGGAGTTACATACCAGTCATATCTATAAAGAGTAGCTAAGTATTTACACAATCTGTAATAAATACCACTAGACTCAAAGAAATATTCAGAAATCTCTCTTAGTGTCTTGTAATCATGTCGGTAAATAGCATTGAGAACAAAGCCCTTATCGCCGTAGTTTGGGTTGACCTTCTTGTAAGTGCCAAGATTTACGAGTGCATTATCCACGGTACGAATGCCCACCCGCATTTTAGCATAATCACGTGGAGCCATATCTTCTTCGCCCATTAAATTAAAGCCTTTATCTCGTATGTCTTGTTGTCTGCGCTTAAGCAAGGTTTGTCACCTCCTTAATACCCGGCCTTCTGCATTATATAGTCATACGTTAATATATTTTCATCCGTATATGGAATCTCTATTAAAGTAAGACCTTTCAATGCGCAGAATCTTCTCTTTTGATTATCATTATATTTCTATTGATACAATCCTCTATTGCCGCCAAATTTACTGACTGCTTGATAATGCTATTTTCCTTGATATTCAATCAAGAAATCTAGATTGCCATCGTCATCAAAGACGGCAAAATCAAATCGTAGAGGACGTCCACTAGGGGCTTTCAATCCCGCGAATTCATACTCTTCTTTAAAGTTAATATCATTCGCTTCTAGAATCTCATGTATCTTAATTTCTCCTCTTGATGCTCGCATAGATTAAATCACATCCTCTATCTATTATTAAAAAATCTAATAGGGCTATTATTTAACTATGCCCACTTAACTAATAAACATAAAATCAGCGAAGCGATCTTTCTTTCTCTTGCGCTTATTATCTTCTTCTTGCTTGATATAATATAGACCGTATTCAAAAGCTGAGAATTTATCCTTTGCAATAGATTTATTAGCTTGCTTCAAGATAATATTAACGCCTTCATTTTCCTCGCGCAAATTCAACATTTCATCTCGCAGAATAGAAGTATAAGTGAAAGGTTGTAAATATGCCGCTCTCTCTTCTGGTTTCATTGCTTGACCCTTTTTAGTTCCTAACAACTTGTTCTTCGCAATTCTTTCGTCAATTAAGAATTTCACTTTGCCAGCCCGCATCTGCGTCTGTGCATTACTGTGAGCTTCGGTGTTAATTGGCGCATTAGCTTTAATCTCATAAATAGCATCATACTCTGTTCTATCGGTTCGATACTTCTTATATTCTCCATCATCATCATTCTATACGCCAAAATCAGGGAAGAAATCATCTGTCTCAGGGTCAACTTGAGACTTGACCATATAGTCCATTAGACCAGCGCCCAAACCATTACCGTCGATAACAACGGTCTTAGCCTTGAACTAATAATATAACTTTTTAATTTTAATTGCCTAATCTTCAAAGTGTTCGTCATCCATTGTAAACATATTAACTAATGACTTAATTGCAGGCCCCTAGGACTGCGGTGTAACTTTGAAAACACAAATTACACTTTGACATTTTTTACGTCCAACGTCCACAGACAAGACATAATAAGCTCTATCAGAAGAGCGACCAGAAGCTTCATATTCTGGTTGTTGTAATTTACGATTACGGTCAAATACTTCTCCATTGAAGAATGCATCCTCAACAGTACCACTCCAACGAGATTCATACTCACGATCAAAAGAAGCCTCATTGAAGGTACCGTCCTGCTTTAGCTCTTGAACGAAGTTTTTACTTTGTAGGCCAACTAATACAGGGATGCGCCAAGTGCCGCCCATAACAATTGCTTTCTCTGGATCAAGAACCATACGAATCAAGAGTTGAATCAACTTATTGTACGGGAAAGTATTCTTCCAGCCTGCGGTGGTGACATAGATTTGACTCTTATTCAAGGTTTCTGCCTCTTGAACAGTACCATCCATACACTCACGATCAATGTTCATTAGAGGAATAAGGACTTCGTTCAAAATGGTGCCATCGACACCAACACATTCCTCAATTAGGCCTCCGTGACGACGCTTACCACGAGAACTCTCTCTTGCGGCAACGTTATCAAAGTAAGAACCATTCTTAAAGATATATTTACAATAGTCTTTACCTTCTTGAGTCTTACCTCTTCGCCAGTCAATCTCTCTTTCAAATGCAGGAATCTTCTAGCAAATTTCCTAAACCTTTTCTTTAGCAATACCAGCGGCCTGCTCTTTACCTCCAGAAGTAACAAACAGTTTACTTCTTGGATACAAAATACATCTACACATTAGTACCATAATAGATAAGAAAGACTTGGAATAGGCACGCGGGAATACCATGTATACATACTTGTAGCGCATGGCAGCCCGCAAGAATACTCTTTGATAGAAGAAAAAATTCAGCTCCTTCTTACGAGTAGGATCTCCGCTAGTTTGAAGGAAATCAACGAAAATATCAGGATATTCTCTCCAAAAAGCAATATATTGGCGTGCCGCAGGAATGATTGCCCGCACGCGCTCCTCAGATAGACCAATCTTCTTATTTTTATTGGAGAGGTTTAATAAATCAGCTAATGCCATTTACTCCACCTCCCGCAGATATTCCTTATCCTTCTCAGCTTCCTATTGTTTCATTTCTTCAAATTCTTCATAGTCAGCATCAGTCAATACTTTATCTTCTGGATAATCGTAAATCTCATTATCTTCTTCATCGCCACCATCAACGTCAATCTTAGCTTCTCTTTCCTTATCTTGAGCAATAGCTCTAACAGATGCGTCAATCATGTTACCGAGATTCATTTCTTCTGTAACAAGAGAATAAGTGTAATGTTGAAGGTCTTGTAAAACTTTGTCTACCTTATCCATCGGTCCATCGGTGTAATAACGAGGAATAAATCCTTCGCGCTCACAAATTGTAACTAATTCACTAATAGAATCTACAAACTCGCCAGATTCAGCTTTATTCTGCGCGGCTGTGAGTTTAGCGCTCTTCATCAAGCTATCATACATCTTGATCATCTTCTGCGCACCATCGACATCGCCGCAGTCTAGAAGCTAATTAGATTTCAATGAAGTCTTACAAATCATGATAAGAGTATCTTTCATACCCGCTCCTTGAATATCATATGAAGCCATCATATCATTATATAATTGCTCCAATCGCACCCATTCCTCTGGGCGATATCCTCGACCCCACTTAAGTCTCAACATTACTTTATCTTCTTCGGTAAGTTCGTCTGAAAAGTCATCATCAGCCTCTGAAGGATCGTAATATTCAGGAGTACCTACAGCCTCTTGTGGCTCAGTTAAAATTTTTGGCTTAGGCGGAGTTCTATCCGTCGCAAGCTCAGTTTCAATTTCTTCGCCAGTCATACCTTGCGCTTTCATCTGATTAATCTTACGCATACGCTGCTCTTCTTCAAGCACTTCGGTATCTGCCCAAGAATACTAACTCCACTATTTAAGTTTCATTTTAGATAAGTAACGGCCAATAATAGTTAAGCCAGTTACTTTTTTAGGATCTTTACCATATTTCTCCAGTAAAACATCCCATTCTTCTTTAATATAAGGCACATCAATTTCTTGTAAAATCCATTTATATGTTTCTGGGTCCCAGTTATCGACGTGCATGGTTAAACATTTCTTGCAAATATCCATCTTTCCATCAGGCGGATATTTCTCTATATTCTTAGAAGTGTAGAATTCACTATCATTCATAGTCTTTCCGCACTTCTTGCAAAAATGCTGTCCAGCCATACGAATCAACCTCTTTTCTTATTACGGCATTTCTTACAAATAGAATACCAATTATCTTTACTTGTCTTATTCTTTGAAAAGAAAAGATTGTTCGCTGGCTTAATCTGTCCACATTTAGAACATTTTTTCATTGGGTAACCGCGTTTAGTATACTCCCAAATTAAGAAATCTTCTTTAGCCTATTCCGCAATTACCTTTGGAATCTTATTGCGCCACAGACTAGAAATATATTCTACACTATAGGTTTGATGAAATTCTTCATCAAGTAACTTTTGAATCTCGCTATTCGGTTTACCATCAATCTTCCACTCAATAATTCTATCATAAATAGGATAATCAGCAAGAGCCTTAGTACATAAATTATCAAAGTCTTGCATTAAATACCAAGTATCTCCCTCAAACTAATCCCAACTATCTTCCTTGAGTTTAGAATAATTACATAAAATAGCAGATGCTACTTTAGTATCCATTAATGAAATGCCGTCTACAACGATTTCAGAACCATCTAAATAACTCTTATCATCAAGAGGTAGTGATGTTCTAGCAGATCTCGTTAATCGACACGGAATAATTGGCTTCTAATAAGCCTATTTAATAATATATTGATCTTTCCGCATCTCAATTAACGCTTTCTTCATCATAAAAGCAGTCTTACCAGAGGCGTGCTTCGCTGCTGCTTCCCAAGCGTTTATAGTATCTCGCAGTTGTTTTAAACAGGGAATTGTCTCTAAATCTTTATCTGTAATCGAAATCTTTGGTTGAAAAATTACATTCTTATTTTCATTAACTAAATTATAAATACCATCTTCGCCGTTCTCTAACTAACTAACAAGACCTTCGAAAGAACATTCTCTCTTGTTTACCGTAGTCATACGGTTATCTGTCAGTATATTGCGTTCTTTTCGCTCTTGCTTTTCCATGCAGAGAACAAGATAATTACCTAAAATTTCAAGATACGCAGGACTAATATCCGGCGTTTCCGCAATTATCTTTTCAACTAGCGCTTTACGCTCTTCTGGAGACTCTAGAGTATAATCTAATTTAATCACACTTGTCATCTCCTTTATGCTTATATAATAACAAAAAAAAACTGGTGTGTCAAATCTATTTGACCAAATTAAAATATTTTGTTATAATAATAATAGAAAAATAATAAAGGGAGTATTTCTTATGAACTTTCGCGATAGTCTAGCTGAAGGTGCATAGTTCTATCATAATGTAACCGTAATAGTAATTTCTGTAGCTGAAGATATATGGGACGAAGATTTTGACTCTATTTGGTATCTTGACTAGTTAACCGCACCAGAACCAAAAGCAATCCTATTCTTCAAAGAAGAAAGAGAAATTATCAACAATGCTGATGTAGATGTCTTTTATGATTGCGACGATGAACAAGAGTGCGATTGGTTACTAGATTATTATGAGAATTGCATAGTCGAAGTAGATCCAGACGGAACGGTTTCATGGTATGAAGGAGAATTTTAATGAACCAAATTAACATAAAAGAATATTTTAAAACAGAGAAGGAGAAATTGCGGCTGGCCGTTATTGAGCATGATTATGAGCCTCCTTCTCTTACGATTGTAGATGCCACAGACGGCGACGTCGGCAATCAGATTTATATTAAAAAGAAGATTGAAGATTTTGAATCTGTGGGTTGGCCTGTGAAGGTTGTTAGACCGAAAGATAAGTTTGATTTACGTTATCTATTAACCTATGATGGTCTTGAGACAGATTGCGTAATTGTCCAAATGCCAACGGCAGAAAGATTTGATTTCGACATTGAAGATATTCCATCGTACTTTGATTGTGATGGTTTAACTAAGAATGCTCTTGTTCTTCCTGCCACTGTTCGAGGTATTATTGATTATCTTGATGATTGTAGTTTTGATTATGCAGGTAAAACTGCCGTTGTTCTTGGTAGAAGCAATATCGTCGGTAAGCCTATGGCAAAGGCTTTGTTAGATAGAGATATGACTGTTTCCATTTGTCACAGTAAAACGAACTATGGAGATAAAGAATATCTTCTTCATAACGCAGATCTAGTAATCTGTGCTACTGGACAGCCGCAGTCTATTCATAGAGAACAGTGCGAGTCTGCTATTGTTGTCGATGTCGGGATTAGCCGACTCAATGGCAAAATTGTTGGAGACTTCGTAGAGGACGAAAATAATATTGTCAGAGAAGCTTGGTCTACTCCAGTTCCCGGCGGTGTTGGTCTATTAACAAGATTGGGGTTGATGAAAAATTGTCTAGATCTCAAGGTATTGTAATTGGTAATATAGGAGCAACTATTTTAGACCTAGAAACAGAATTTGAACGAGCGAGAATTATGACTTATCCTCTTGGTGATTGGTTACATAATAAAATTTCTCGTCAAGAATATAAAGAAAAAATGGCTATTTATCGAGATAAACAAGCTCAATATGTAGCTAAAAGACTCTTTGAAATCTATGGATTTGAAATCGCTCAAAAGTATAAGCAAGATTTTATTCCCTGCATGGGAGCAGATGGACAATGCAAGACGTGATTTGAATATGTCATCTGGCAAGTTAGCAGCGCAAGTATCTTCTGCTTTCCTCATTGAGATTCTTGGCCAGAGAAAATACAAGACTTTTATCAAGTAAATTATAGACTAGATAAAGATGTTTATGATAACTGGATTAACGACGGAGTGACCAAGGAATTATAGTGTAGAATTTCGCCAGTTATAAAAAGCCTATAGGGTGCTTTCGTAATTCGAAAACGAAAATGGTTTTCGAGATTTTAATGACGTGGGAGAACGAGTTTGTGAAAATTTTCACGCTTTTTCCCGAAATACACGCCCCCGTACTGTCGCACTTCATCACGCTAAAGCACTACAGTTAAACAGCTACCCCTACTTTAGTTAGCTAAAGCGTCTGTCGCTATTATTATGTATCGCGCGCGCGTAAAGAGGAATTGGTCAATCTGCACAACCGGATCGGCACTCACTTGTGCAGATTGACGAAACGCAAAAACTTGCAAAAAAGTTGTTGACAAGCAAGGCAAGGCGGTGCTATCATGTAGTCACAGGCAAGGGAAACACACAAAACGCCTTGCCAAACACACCGAAAAAAAAATAAAAAAAAGTCTTGACAAGCAAGGCAAGGTGTGGTAAACTAAAGACAATCCAAGAGGGAACACAAAAACAGTCAATCAAAAGAAAGTGAGTGTATCAAAATGACAAAAGTAGAAATGGCTCGTACTCTCCAGCGTATCCGCAAGGTGCAGAACGACATGGACGCCCTCAAGCGTGAGTTGGATGAACTCAAAGACACCGTAAAGGCGGAAATGGTAGCGACTGGCGAACACAAGATAGAGGCCGGCGGCTGTATCGCTACCTATCAGGAAGTCACCAGCAACCGCTTTAATAGCTCTGCGCTAAAGGCAGAGGACAAGGCTACCTATGACAAGTATGTGGTAGCCAGCACCACCGCAAGACTGACCGTAAAGTGAGTAGCAACCACCATAGGACTGCCTGCCTATACAGGCAGTCCTAACCTTAGAACAAAAGAAAGAGGTATTATTATGGAGTTCATTAAGTATTTCACTAACCCGCAGTTCGATAACGCCAAGTTCGCAGATATGCTGCGCCTAAAAATGAATGTGCGTGCCAAGGCAGTAGAGGATGGTGTCATCCTTGACCGTGATGCTTTTAACGCTACGAGTGCCGCTCTTATGCCTAACTGGGCATGGCTGAATAAGCAAAGCATCAATAGTCCTCTGCATACCAGACCCGCAGACCCGGCGGAGTGGCCAGAGCTGACCCATGCCTATCGCTACTTACTTGCCATAGTGTTCGATGACAAGGACGCTTGCCAGCTTGAACAGGCGGACGGGCTTGAGTACATCAACGGACAGGCAGACGTGGTTGCTGGCTATTGGCGTAAAGAGGACGGCTTCTATGGTGTGGCTGTCATTGATAACGACACTGGCGAAATCATGCACATGGCAGACTAAGACATAACGGGCGCTCTGCGAGAGCGCGGAGCGCCCAACCCGCAAACAAAAGAAGGGAGTATTATTATGACTTATAATGAATTTCTGAGCCGCTTCTGCGGTTGCCACGAGGATGAGGTCGGCAATCGACCCTGTGATAACGGCTGTATGTGCGACAAGTGCATGACGCCAGAGCTTGAGAAACTGTGGAAAGAGGTGCGGGATAATGCGTAAAGTAGCAAAGGTGACGCTATACAGCGTATGTCTGGCAGTCCTGTTGTGGTTTTTCCTCTCATGGCTTGACATAGTGGCGGATAACTGCGAACCTAATCCGCACCACAGTCCGTATAATGTCTTTGTCCTTATGACGCAACAAGAGGAAAAGACAGAAGAGCCTACCGCAATAGAGGGAACTTGCGGAAGCCCGCTTACCGATCAGACAAGGCTGGCAACCGCAGTCATAACCAACATTGACGGCAACACGCTTACTCTTGTTACGCTTGAGGATGGCGAGGAATGGACAGTCGAAGTTGGATATGGCGAGAACTTCTCAACAGATGACTACCTGTGTGTGTTCTTCGATAACATGGGAACTGACTCAATCTATGATGACGAGGTTGCTAAACTCTGGAAAGAGGTCTGGTAAATATAGGGTGGAGAAATCCACCCTATATTTTTGTGCATTTTTCATAAAGACATTTTCGCCGGCGCGCTGGCGACCGCGGCGCGCCGAGTTTTGCGTTTGTGCAAGTTGCACAAATTTGGAAGTGAAATTTTGGTATAGGCAAGTTGCACAATCAATCCCGAAATCTTTATGCAATTTGACAGTTGACAATCCCTTGTGCCTGTGGTATCATCAAAAGAAAGGAAGTGCTCCAACATGGCTAATCGCATTGGATTTACTGACACCCTCACTGGCAAGGAAACTGTTTGCGGGACTTGGGCAAAAACGACTCTCGCAGTTATTCAGCTTTCCGTTTCACATAACGACTGAGCGAGATTTCTTCCATTCTGTAATGGCTGGAATCTTGACTACCCGCAGAAAGATGAATGTCCGATTGAGTATCGGGCAAGAATGATTGATATGGCTATCGGTCTCCAACTCATTTGAGTTGGAGACCCCAGAGAAAGGATTTGAGATTATGTTACCGAGAAGACATTACCACCGGTGAAATCCTCTGTTGTGACCGCGGAAATCACCTCAAGCGTTCGGTTGCCCTGACTAAGAGAGTCAATAAGGAAATGTTCGGAGTTGCCGGACAGTGGCGTTTCTGCCACGATTTTGGCAAGAAGTGGATTGAGAAAGGAGCGCCTACCAGATGAAGAACTACCTGTTTTATGACGAAGAAACCGGCGAGTATTTCTTCGTTCAAGAAGTCAACCTGTGGAAAGCTAACCAGACCGCGCATCTCTTCTTTCAGCGTCCCTTTTACAAGTGTTCCATGAGCGACGCAGAGGCTGAAATGTACGGATGCGATACTTACTAAGAGAAAGCCGGTGATGAACCGGCTTTCTTTACTTTTGGTAAAATTTTTGATATAATAATTACAGAAGAAATGAGAAAGGAGAATTTTCTAATGACGCTAGAAGTGCTGAAAGCACTGGCTGTTATTCTGGAGTTCTGCATGAACCAAGATTCTTGCAAGAACTGCCCAATGGCCCAGTTCTGTTAAAAGATGCCATGTGAGTGGTAATCTAATTCCTTTCGGCAAAATGCCGCGGCTCCCGTCTGGAGTCGAATTTTCGCACAAGCTAGGTCTATAGAAATAAAAAACCAAAATGGCTGAATCTACTTACTCTAGAAAATTAGATGCAATGGGAAGAATTATGATTCCTGTTCGACTTCGTGATCAGCTCGGACTTATTACAGGCCGAGAGTATTCATTTGAGGTTCGTTAGATCGACGGCCGCAATTACATTTGTATTGATTGTGGTTTGAATACTGAACTGGAAGAAGCTATGAAACTTGTCCAAAATGCTGGACTAAAAGTTGTGAAAACTGACGATTGACAAACCATGCTTTCTGTGGTATACTTAAACCATCAAAAGAAAGAAGGTTTGATGTTATGTATGAGTTTGAAGTCTTGTTAAAGAACGGCGAGCGTACTTTCATCTGGGGCTATAATTATCAAGACGCTCTCAACCGACATCCCAAGTTAGCGAATGAAATCGAATCGCTTCTATTTCAAGAGTATATAGACTGACCTCCCATTTGGGAGGTCTCTTTTTCTCTCGGCTGGCCGTTGGCGTACGCCGGGGCCAGTTTTTCGTGTCAATAGGCAATTTGCACAATTTTCCATACGCATTTTTGGTGAATTTGACGAAAGAAATTTTCCCGAAATCCCTTGACTTCCTTTGTGGGCTGTGGTATACTTATATCATCAAAAGAGAGGAGCGAAACACATGATGGTTGCAGTCATTATTCTAACCGCCCTGTTGTCTTTCCAATTTGTCTCTGCTATCGAGCGAGACTGCATGGGGCTGGCGCTTATGTTTGGCGTTGAGATTATTCTTTTCGCTTATATCGCAAAAAACTTCATTTAAGGGGTTGACAAACTCCATCAAGTATAATGTAATCAAGGGTGACTACCTAAACAGTCAGAAAGGATTTGATATTATGAAAGCTACTGGTATCGTTCGCCGCATTGATGACCTCGGTCGTGTGGTCATCCCCAAGGAAATCCGTCGTACTCTTGCCATTCGAGAGGGTGACCCGCTGGAAATCTATACCACAGACGGCGGCGTTCTTTTCCGCAAGTACGAACAGCCCACTGAAACCAAGGCGGCTACCGCCCAGAAGTGGCTTGAAGATAACGCGCTCCCCATGCGTGCCACCTCTGCTAAGTTCAGCATTGAGAACAAAACCACTACTTGCGAGGTTGTCAGCAACAATTCCCGTCAAACTGGAACGGCAACAGCTACCGCAAAAGATACTTTTATCCCCGCTGTCGGTATGGTTATCGCCTTTTGTCGAGCCACTGGCAGACCTGTTCCGTAGGAACTGCTTGAGGACTAAAAAAATAGCATAAAGGGCTTGACAAAACAAGCCCTTTATGCTATAATAAAACCATCAAATGAAAGGGGAAAATAAATGTTTATTCTTTTGGTTCTTCTGGCTCTCGTGGTTTCATTCCTTATCACAGCGGGCCTTGTTTGGCTTCTTTGCTGGCTTCTTCCCGCTATTGGGATTGTAGCCATTGGCACTTTTACTATCGTGTTTTCGTGGAAGTTGGCTCTGGCTATTTGGCTCATTATTGCACTTTTGCGCTCCATTTTTTCCTCCGTTAGCAAAAACTGAAAGGAAGTTATAAAGATGGATTTGAACACCGATTTTAGCTACATGACCGATGAAGAATTGGACGAACTCATTTCCAGGATAAAAGAAGCAAGGGAACGGCGCTCAGAAAGCCGAAAGACTGATCTCTGGAATAACGTCCGGCGAGCCGTAAATAACTATATCATGGACTTTGGCATGATTGAGCTTTTTACCGAGGACCACAGTTTTATGCTGGACGCTGATTCTTTCAGCATCCCCGGCGAAATCAATCCTGTGGATTAAAACAAAAGAAAGGGAGTAAGAAAATGGATGTTCAAACGGCTAAAGAATTTCTTGAGCGCCGAAGCGTTGATGACTTACAAAGCATCATCGTTCTTGCCCAACAGCGTATTCAACAGATAAGAGAAAATCAACAGGCAAAATACATGGGAGCAATTCGCAAAGCATTTGAAGATTACTTCGAGAATGTTGGACCGATTGAAGTAACTTTCGGTTATGAGGATGCAGACGGAATGGAGGGCACTGCCACCATAGAAGTTAATTCCGATAATCCGCCTTGTTTCTGCCAACAGTCAATCGAATTTCCGTAAAAAAGTGGTTCGATTTGAGCCGTTTTTTTGTGCAATTTGACGAAGTTTCCTTTAATTCCGGCGGCGCGTTGTGGGCCACCACGCGCCGAGTTTGCACAAGGGTATTATTACACAAATTTTTCGTTGCATTTTTGTGCAAATTGCCAGTTTGACTTTCTCCCGAAACGATGGTACAATGAGTACAACAAAAGAAAAGAGGTAGACACCATGAAAAAGAAAACTTACTGCTATGAGAACCGCACTTTTGAGGTTATCGTTTCTGATGAATACCGGGGGATGGCTTGTAGAAATCTGGATACAAGAAGTCATTCGCCCTAACCGCAAGTTCTTTGGTCGCACTAAATTTTTCTACAATCAAACCGTTGATATTGACAACTATGGCTCTATTGATGAAGCTGTACGGACTGTTATTGCTAACGGTTTAGAGAAAGAAGCGCATGGCAAAGTTATTGATGAAAAATGGAAGAAATGGGATGAAAAAACCTAATTAAAATTGCCTATTGACATTTTGGCAATTTTATATTATAATAATTATAGAAAGTGAGGGAGAAAGAAATGAACTTGTTGATTATCTTCATTTTGCTTTCGATTGTAAATGTTATCTTCTCCACAATCAAGAGCATTGTAACTATTAAATCCGGCCCATGGGTTGCGAGTATTGTTTCCGCTCTATACTATGGCTATTACAACATTGTATTGATTTACACTGTTGCAGATTTTCCCTTGTGGCAGAAAGTTGTAGTAACTGCGGGCTGTAACCTCGTCGGCGTTTTCGTCGTGAAGTATGGAGAAGTTAAAGCGAGGAAAGATAAGCTGTGGAAAGTGGAATTAACAGTTCCCACCAAGTACAAAGACGCCATTGATGAATTGGGTGTTCCCCATTCTTACATTGAGTTAAGCGACAAACACACACTTTTCAATTTCTACTGCGCTACACAAACCGAAAGCGCAAAAGTCAAAGCGATTGCCAATCAGTACGAAGCAAAATATTTTGTTGCGGAAAGCAAAAATCTTTGAAAAAGGTATTGACAAACCGCACGGTTTGTGATACAATACAAAATGTCAAGAGGGAGTAGCCCAAGAAATCCGAGGGTGCGCAACTTCGAGAAAGTAGAGGAAGTAAACAGATAAAGTAGGCTCAACTGCAAGTCGCTATTGTGGGGATTAAGTCGAAAAAAAAGTTTGCGAAACCTCTTGACAAACCCCTAAAACTATGATACAATAAAATTGTTCCAAGGGAACAAAAAAAAACAAGGAAAGAGGTACTTAGTTATGATGACCAAAAAGAACAAGATGGAATGCGATGACCTGCTGAAAACCCATGAGATGACGCAGAAGCTCCTCAATGCCAATACCGCGGACGCCGCTATGCTGACAATGCTTGTCCAGATGGCCGCGGAGGGGAAAGACGAGATGGCGATGTATATGCTTCATAATCTCAAGCCCTACGCCATTAAAATCGCAGAGGGCGGCAAGAAAAAGGACGAGCCGGAAATCAACATTGACGCCTTGCTCAGCGCTCTGTTCGGCTAAGCAACAGAAACTCGGTGGAGAAATCCACCGAGTTTTTTTGTGCAATTTTCACAAATCCTTCTTGGGCGGTCCGCGCACGCTCGGCGCGGACCGAGTTTTTGTCAATATACAAGTTGCACAAATTTCTCGATCAATCTTTGTGCAATCTGACGATTGACAGCTTTCCCGAAAAGTGCTATACTGTTTACAGAAGTTAAGAGAAACACCCCTTGAACCTTGAAAAAAAGATTTGAAAAAATCGAAAAAAACTCTTGACAGCAAGCGCAAAGTGTGCTATACTAAGTACAGAAGTTGAGGGAACAATGGTAAACCTCAATCAATAGAAAGGATTTGACAAGATGGAAAAAATTGATAAGCGCAAGCACTATGTTTTGGTACTTGATACCGAAACTGCCAACACTATCCAAGACGGCGATAGTCTGGATATGTCCAATGTCTTTGTATATGACTGCGGTTGGGCGGTTGTAGATACCAAGGGCAATATCTACGAAACCGCAAGTTATGTCAACCGTGACATTTTCTGCGAGGAACGCGACCTTATGCGGACGGCTTACTATAACTGGAAAATCCCCCGCTATGTCGAGGAACTGCGGGCAGGTAGCCGGAAAATGGCAACTACCTATGAAATCCGCAAGGCTATGCTAGACACTATCGAGAAGTGGGGCATTAAAGAGGTAGCCGCCCATAACGCCCGCTTTGACTATAACGCTTTGAATATAACACAGCGTTACACCACCGCAAGCCGTTTCCGGTACTGGTTTCCATTCAACAGCGTGGAGATCTGGGATACTATGAAAATGGCACAAGATGTTATCTGCAAAATGCCCACCTATAAGGCGTTCTGTCAAGAGAATGGCTATGTGCTGAAAAATGGTGCTTGCCGCAAGACAGCCGAAATCCTGTGGCGCTTTATCTCCGGTAATAACGAGTTTGAAGAAAGCCACACCGGGCTGGAAGATGTGCTGATTGAAGCGGAGATTATGTTCTATTGCTTCCGACAGCATAAGCCCATGCGGAAAGCCCTCTTTGAGAACAAGAGAGAATATCCGCCTATGACAGAGTTTCAGCGAGAACTTTTCACAAGTTTGCGAGAAATGCCGGTAATTAGGTTCGGGGAGATTTAATCTCCCCAACCTTGAAAAAAGGGGTTGACAAACGAAAAGAAACCTGCTATAATGAATGTATCAAAAGAAAGGAAGCGATAAGATGAAAATGATTTGCTTCGATATGGACGGCACGATTGCTGACCTGTACGCTGTTCCTAACTGGTTAGATAAACTGCGGGCAGAGGACGCAAGTCCCTACGCAGAAGCCGCTCCCATGTGGGATATGCAAGCTCTGCGAGAAGTCCTCTTGAAGCTGATTGATAAGGGATATGAAATCCGCATTATCAGTTGGTTGAGCAAGGACAGCACCGAGGAATATAAAACCGCCGTCCGCAAGGCAAAAAGAGAGTGGCTTGAGAAGTATAACTTCCCTGCTGATAAATGCCACTTTATCGCCTATGGCAGAACTAAGGCTGACTGTATTCGCCGCATTGCAGACGCTCCCGCAGTTCTGATTGACGATAACAAAAAGGTGCGGGACGGGTGGCATTTGGGCGAGTCAATCGACCCCACAGAAGTCAATCTGCTTGAAGTCCTTTCCGCTCTTAATTGAGCGGAAAGGCAGAAAGGAAAATAGAATGACAAAAACAATATGGCTTGAGTTTCTGAACGCTGACAGTAAAGCCGCCGCGATTGAAGTTATCAAGCGCATGGGGTGGAATATTGACGCCGAACATTTGACAGATGATGGCGGACATTCGGTTACATTTCCGGACAAGGACGAAAATCTGTTCGAGTTTTTGGATATGTGTTGGAGCTAAGAGGGGCAACGCCCCTCTTTTTTTTTCGTCAAAATGCCCTCTTCGGCGGCCCGCTGGCGCACGCAGCGGGCCGAATTTTCATTATACACCACCGCCAGCAAAAAGTCAATCGGCAAACTGCACAAAAAATCATGCCTCGGATCTCCCGAAATTGTGCAACTTTTTGAAAGAAAGTTCTTGACTTCCGGCGCTTGCGGTGGTATACTGTTTACAGAAGTTAAGAGAGGGACGCCGAAAGGCTTCCAAAAAGATTTTGAAAAAAATCGAAAAAACCTCTTGACAAACTCCGCAAGGCATGATATAATAGGTACAGAAGTTAAGGGAAAGCGGTTCTTGAAACGGCGAAAAGCGACAGTCAAGAAACTTCCGAAAAACTTTAAAAAACCTCTTGACAAGCCAAGCGAAAAGTGCTATAATAAAAGCACAAGGAAACCCAATGAACCTTGAAAAGTCAATATCTTATCTCGGTATCAAACTTCCGAAAGTTTGAAAAGAAGTTCAAAAAACCTCTTGACAAACCGCCGAAAGTATGATATAATAAAATCACAAAAGGACAAGGACAGTCCTAAAAACCAGAAAGGATTTGAATATGGAAAAGACCAACAAGACTCGTATCACCAAGGCTATGCGTTTCGAGGACATTAAGGCTATGCTGAACGGTCAGCCCGTGACCTATGGCACGACCACCGAGGACGCCGTGGACTTCATCGAGCATGAGGTGGCTCTGCTCGCCAAGAAGAACAGCGGTGAGAACAAGAAGCAGACCAAGACCCAGCAGGAGAATGAGGACTATAAGGCGCTCATCCTGGAGTTCCTTGCCACTCTGTCTGATACTTCGGCTGGTGTGACCTGCACCGAGATTATCAAGGGCGTGGCGGAGTTCGAGGGCTTCAGCACTCAGAAGATTTCCCCTCTGGTGCGTCAGCTCATGGCGGCCGATAAGGTCACTAAGACCGAGGTCAAGGGCAAGGCTCTGTTCCGTCTCGCCTAAGCCCCATAGGGGAGAGGGGTAAAACCCTCTCCCCGCCAAAAGAAAGGAAGTGGTTATTATCGCCCAGCGAGTGACAGACGCTGAACGCCTTGAGCGTATCAAGCGAGTGTTTCCAGACGAGAAAGAAGCGCAAGATATTCTCGCCTATGATAAGGCGGTAGAAGCAGGCGAAAAAACAGAATATGACCTGCCGCCTGATAAGCTGAAAGCCGCACAAAAGTATGCCCATACAGGAACGCGGAAAGCGCCCACAGCGTACAAGTTCACCAAGCGAGAACGCAAGCCTAACGCAACCAAGGGGGGCATTATTGCGGAGCTTGTGGAGTTCATGGAACACAACAGTAACTTTGATGTTTCTAACCTTGCTATCACGAACAAGGAAAGACAGATTTCCTTTATGGTAGGCGGTGAAACTTTCGAGTTGACGCTTGTGCAAAAGCGCAAGCCGAAAAGCTAATAAGGATAGGGGGGGGGCGGATAACCCCTATCCGCCCTTCCAGAAAGAGGGGAAAGCATACGGCAAAGCGACCTAAAGAATTTTTATATGTCGGTCATTATATCGACAGGGACGGCAATTTCATTCTCAAGGTAGGCACTACAAATGACCTTGAGCGCCGCCGTAAGGAACATAACCGCAACTATAAAAAAAGTCCCAACTACACCATGCCGCCGGGCGGTGAGTTCGTCTATGACTTTTCGCTTCCTCTTTCCAAGTATAACACCTTGAGATATGAGGATAAGACCCGCCAAAGGTGGCAGAACGAGGGCATAGGCGAGTTTGTCAGAAATGACAGATTTTATTGCAAAAAGAAACCCAAAACCGTCAAAGTGACGATACGCAAAACCTACGAAATCCCGCTCGATTGAGCGGGATTTCTTGTGCATTTTTCACAAAGACATTTTCACCAAAAATCAAATGAGATTTTTGTATAAATTGCCTATTGACAACCGAACGGAAATGTGGTATAATGGCGGGCCGGTCGCGGGCGACTCGGCCCGAGTTTTACCGATCGGAAGCATATGCAAAATTTTTGTTCAATCTAGCCGACTTTCATATGGCTTCTTATTTTCCCGAAAGTTGACATTCTAGTCCAATTTTATTTCCATTCCACCATTGACTCATATTTCTAATTTCATTTGGTATATAGCCCACTCCACTTCCGTGTAGCTAACAAAATTTTAGTTGCTCATAGCGAACCTCCTGCGTTGCCGATCGGGTCCAGTTTTTCATATCAAAACAAGAGGGAAGATAATAAGCGCGGAGAACCAGTTAATCCGATCGGGCCCGCGATTAGAAGACTCTTTTCTGACTCTATTTCCTCTTGATTTTTATAATAAAATATGTTATTATATTAAAAAAAGATATAAAACGCCTCGGTTCTAGCTTAAAATCGCTAAAAACGAGACAAAATAGCGCAAAAATCTAAGTTTTTTGATTTAAAAATTAAGAAAACGCACTTTAAATCCATCAAGTAATCATATTTCCTATTTCAAATTCTCTGTAGCCAACTACATAAATGCTATTACCTAGCAAAAATCCATACCGGAGAGAAAATTTTTGGACTAATTTCCGATCGGGTTGGCATATATTAAAAAATATTATATAATATATATAGAAATTAAGAAAGGAATTGGTTCTTCCCGTAGAAGAACTATGGTGATAAAGCATGGATTTTGAAGCTATGATTCGAGATGCCCAGAAGAATGGACTGACTATTGATGACATCGCAAAGATGTTCTCTAAGACTCTTAACGCGGTTCAGCAGGAGGATCAAAAGAAGAAGGCAATCGTGGATGCCCGCACTGAACTGATCGAGCACATGAAGGACCAGTTTGAGACCGCTGTTTCTAAGGGCCACCTTGATTGCACTGACGCGGCTGCCCTGTATACTCTTACTATGGCAGAAAAGTATCCCGATTGGACTGCTGAAAATATCAAGGATTATTTCCAGATCATCAAGCTGAACGCGGAGACTACCGCAACTATGGTCGGTAAGGAACCAGATGAGCTCCTCCAGGCTCTCCTGGACAAGGTTGATAATCTCTTTGATGCCGTTCCTAAGAGCGACAATGAGAAGATTGCTGATTTCCTGCGGGAGATCGGTCTGTAAGAATAAGAGAGGGTTAATACCCTCTCTTTTTTTATATATAAATCGCGGGAGCCAGGGTAGCGATCTCGGTGACAGGGAATTAAGGAAAGGTTATTTAGACCCGATCGGCACCCAACTTCACTATTTTAGCTATTTTAGCGCGGCCGAAAGAGATTAAAATCTCGGAGAGCGAAGCTCGGAGAGATTTTAATCTCTTTTATTATTTAGATAAGGTAGATAAAATTACCCATTCAGCTCAAAGGTAAAATTAACAAGCTTTTTCTTAGGAACTATATTCTCCGAAATATTCTCTACTTTAATTAACCCAATAGATTCTAAACATAGCAAAGCATTATTGATTAAAGTATAGGCACGACTATCGTTATCTACTTTAACTCCAATATGCTAACCGACTTCTTTGACTGTAAAAACATAATCTTTCTTAAACTTCCAACGTTGTCCTAAGTAGATATAAACCTTGATAACTTGCTCCTTAATAGTATCATTAAGAAACTATAATGTACGCAACGGAATCATTAAGAAGATAGATTCTTTATTCGGTAAGATATATCGTCCCTACTCCGCATCATCAATAATATACCCAGAATCTACCAAATAATCTCTATGCGACCGATAGGTTTTAGCACTCTTTATACCAAGTTTTGCACAGATAACAGTCTAAGTAGGCAAATCTTTCTTATTAACTATAGTAATATACTCTCCATCTTCCTCTACCGGTCGAGAGTATTCTTGATATAAAGCATATAATTCGCCATCTACTTTCTTATCATTCAAGAATGTTACCTCATCCAAGACTGTATTTGCTGGGAAACGTTTCTAGATTTGACATGACCTCCAACATAATATATAATCGAAGGTAGATAAAATTACCCATTTATTTAAGTAATTTTTACCCTTCTATTATTATATGAAAAATAATAGGTAAAGTCTAATAACTTTTGCCCAATTTTTATTGCCTTATAGTCGCCATCATGATATGAAAAATTACCTAAAATTTTTATCCACTATAATTTCTATCATTCATGTTAATATTCTACACTATCCTAAGAAAAATCGCGGCCTGGCAATTTTATCCCCAAATTTTTTGCCAACCCACATGAGAACTTCGAAGAAGTTCTCAATTACCGTCTTATCCTCGTATCTTTCGTAACCTTACCGTCCTATTAGAAATTATTATAATTATATTTATATAAGAAAGGAGAGGAGAAAAGAAATGGTAAATACGCTTGAACTTCGCGGCATTGAGACTTACTCGCCAGAGATTCAAACCTTCTTACGAGAGATCGAGAAGTCTTTCTTGCAGGTGCTCAATAACTGCGTTCCCGCAGATCAGCAAGAGAAAGAAGCTACCCAGTTGAGGGTATCGGCAACTATCTGGAGATTCAACCTATTGTTGTCCCTGCTTATGAGAATATTGGCTGTTATACACACAGATGAAATGAGCGGTTGGCATCTTCTTGCAACTATCGCGGTTGCCCTTACCCTTATAGCATTGTTCATAAGCACTATCGGATTAGCATCTGTCTACATTGGCGCGGATGCTTCTGTCGCTAAATGGGAAACCCAGTATGAGTCATTAACCTATCAATTAGAGAATAATCTCTATGATAATGATAACGACATTGGTAAAAAAGAACTAATGGATGAGTGGAACGGAAATTTAGCATATTGCAAGAAAATTCAGCGCAACTTTTGGGTGGGTATTTATTACCCAAATGTATACGACAACTTTGAATTTATCCCTTTACCTTAAGACTCTTAAAGCCTCTCGAAAGAGAGGCTTTATTTTTTTATATATTTATTGTATAATAAATATATAAAGATATGAGAAAGGAAGGTAAAACTTATGATGGAGAACAGACTTACTCATGTAAATATTTCTGATAAGGAGCGGTCGTATATCTTATCTAAGCGAGATATTATAAGAGCTACGAAGGACTTTAATTCTCGTTATATCTATATCACCGTTGCATCAACTTTATCAGACATAATTCTTGAATATTGCACCAATGAAGACGCTAGTACGAGTATCTTATGTCTCAGCTATGTAACTAAGGAGATAGAACTATGAAAACAGTATTCGCTTATGAAGTTGTTCTATATGATACCGATCAAGATAATCGCGGTCACTTTTTCATTACCTCTGGTCTGAGTTTCGCTGATAACTTTGGAGAAGCTGCCGCGATCTTAGAGTCCACTTATGGAGAAATGCTCAAGAGTATCAAGAATCTTGAATTTATCCATGATGATCAAAATGTTATCACACTTCCTCGTGATATCATTCGTGACTATATTGATGGAGGAAAATTTGTCAATGAAATCCCTTGTGATAGCGAAGGTCGAGAATTAGCTACTTTGAATCAAAACGCAAGTAAAGCTAACGATAACTGGTAAGAAAGGATTGGTGTTATTCCATGAAAACTGCCGTCATTTCCGTATCCCTCCATTCCAAAACCTTCGAGGACCGCTTTCCTATTGACTCTGAAACAAAAGAGTATGAAATTGCGGACCGGGCGTTTCAACTGGCTTTAATGTTCGTTCAAACAAGAGCCATCGCAGAGCGTGGCCGCAAACCTTCTGGCTACGAGTTCGGTAAACTACTCGAAGAGACTGAATATAACTATAAAATTGAGGAGGTCAATGATAATGAAGCTTGAGGACTACAAAGCTTGGTTGCTTGAACACGGTGAGATTAAAGAGGAATACGAGCGCCCCTATAATCCTCAGTGCGATCCACCTGAGTACAAAGATGGCAGTTACTTTTTAAGTTATGACCTGATGTACGCGGGACGACCATATGTTGGCGATGTAACCGCCTTAGCTTGCTATAAGTATGTCTATAATGAGTCCAAAGCCTATCTGAAAGAGAGGTTAAAGTATGAAGTATAAGATTTATGCGGGACTGAGTGGAGGCTTTGGTGGAGCCACTTATCAGAAAACCGAAGACTATTCTTCTATGGATGAAGATGCTTACGCTCTTGCGGTAGAAGAGTATCAGTCTTATGAAGGCTGTCATGGTATTATGAGTTGGGATGATTGCCGTGAAGATCTCATTGATTCTGGTTTTGACTATGATGATGACCGTTATCAGGAAGAATTAGAAAGTTGGCTCTCATATTATGTCGAGCCTGAAGAAGAATAAATACCCGTAAGAGATTGATAGACTGCCTCTATCAATCTCTTTGTATTTTTATAAAAAATATATTATAATATATATAGAAAGTGAGGGAGATAGTAAATGAAAGTAAAAATGATGCCTACGGTTAGCTCTTATGACCTTGAGGAAGCAATTAAGCAGCAGTATGACTTGGATGTAGACATTCCCACTCTGCTGTTCCCCGAAGATTTCATGAACGACTGCTTTAAGGAGTATGCTTACAAGGATACTCGTGAGGACGAGTTCTGTGAAAGTGAAGAACTGTGCGTGCGGCAGTACCTGCGCGACGTGTTCCCGCAGTATGAGAGTATTCTCGTCAAGATTTCTTGGTAATTGAAAGGAGATAAGAGATATGGTAGCACCTAGCTTCAAGGATTTCCCCATTGTGAAAGAGCAGTATGTCAAGGGCGGCAAGTATTATGTCGATGTGAAGAATCCTAAGACTGGTACTGTCCGCTCTGTGCGTTGGTATACCGATGCAGAGTTCGCCAAGAATTATGGCAAGAAACTCGAAGATGGCGAAGATAAAGGCTGGGATGGTCTGAAGCACGCTCGTGGCTTCGATAAGGGGCCTATCCTTGTTATCCGCGGCGCTCGCTCCACCGATGAAGAGTGGCTGAAGCATTCCTGCGCTCGTTATGCTGTCGGTATTGGCTGGCACATCGTAAGCACGGATACTTTCCCCGAAGATGCTCCTAAGCATCTCAAATATCTCATTCTTGGATGGGACGAGTTCAGAAATGGCGACGATCGCCACATGAAGAAGCCGGCTGAACTAACTGCGATCCTCGACAAGAAAGCAAAAAATAAGGAGTGGATTAACATCAATGCCTAAACATACTATTATTCTCAATCTTATTGCCGCTATTCTATGGGGCTTTAACTGCGGCATTTCTGTCGATCGGCGTTATCGAGCTTCTGCGATTATCGAAGCTGGCTTTTGTATCTTCTTTGCCATTATCGGCATCACCACTATGTAAAATAGACACCAGCCGCAAGACAAAACTTGAAAAAATCTCAAAAATATTCTATAATATATATAGAAGTTAAGGGAAAGGAAAAACAAGGATACATTCTATTCCGCAAGAAAATGTTTGACGAACTCTTGACTTTTGAGAAATTTTTTCGTATAATAAATACATAAAATGATGAAAAGGAGAACCCTATTATGACTAACACTAAGAAGATTACCAAGCGCGAATGCTACAACACCCTAATGACCATGGTGGACCATGTTGAGTCCGAGGGCGTTACTTTCGAGAACGAGGATATGACCTGCGACGCTCTGCGTGAGTTTATCGCTCATGAGATCGAGCTTCTGGACAATAAGGCCGCAGCTGCTGCTAAGCGCGCTCAGGCTAAGCGTGATGAGGGCGATGCTCTCCGTGCTCGTATCCTTGAGGTTATGTCCACTGAAGACTTCATGACTATCCCTGAGATCGTCAAGGCTATCGGCGACGAAGATGTGTCTGCTCAGATGGTAACTGCTCGTCTGACCCAGTGTGTAAAGGCTGAGCTGGCTGAAAAGGACAGCGTGTCTGTCGAGGTTGCTGGCAAGGCAAAGAAGCTCTCTGGCTATCGTAAGCTGGCTTAATCGAATAGTTCATATTGGAAAGCTCGGTCAAATGACCGAGCTTTCTTTTTAAGCAAAAGAAAAAGTAACGAGGCCCGCAAGGAAAGTCTACAATCGAGCAAATAATATAAATAATCATAAAAAGAATAATAGGAAACATAATTTACAATCCTTTCTTTTAGTTTCTATATTTATTATAACAAAATTAAATGAAATTGTCAATCTAATTGGCAATTTCATAGCTTGACAATTAAAGATTATTATGCTACTATAAATATAGAAGAAATGGAGGCTTAAACATGATTTTTAGTGTTAATTACCATTCACAATATAAACAAGAGGCTCAAGAAATTAGATGTCCTATCAATCAGTTGGGAACTATCTTTACCTTTATTAAAGACAATCCTAATAAACGATATAACATCACAATAAAGAATAGTTCTTTCTCCGCAAAAGAACGAGAGTAGATTGATTTAATCAAAACTGTTACAGATAACTATACTATTAGTTGCGGCCGGATAGATCAACTGCGGATGTTGCTTACTAAAGGCTATCATGCCTATTTAACTTTCCCCGCAACAGATTGGGAGACATTTGCAGAACTTCAAGATCTAGGCGTGTCTGATATTTATATCGATGGTCCGCTCGGTTTTCAGATGGATAAGATTGCCGCAGGTAAGAAAGAAACTAAAATCCGCGTATCTCCCACTCTATCTCCAAATAGTAGTCTAACAAGAGGAGATGCTAATGACTTCTTTATTCGCCCGGAAGACCTTAAACTTTATACCTCAATAGATGTAATTGATTTTAATGAGCCTGACAAAGATAAGGAAGATGTACTTTTTTCTATTTACAACAGAGGTACATTTAATTATAGCTTAAAAGATTTAATGGTCAACTTGCCTTATGATATTAACAATCTTCTATTCAAAGAAGATTTCGCAACTCATAGGCTTAATTGCGGACAGCGCTGTAAAGAGCCCGGCAGAACCTGTCATCTATGTTCTAATTATTTTACAGTAATTGAAGACTCTCTTAAACTAATTGAAAAATCTAATTGATTTTCTTTTTTAATTATAATATAATATTATTATAAGATAAAAGAAAAGGAGTGTTTCTAATGTCTAAGTGGTCTGAGATTCTCCCTTAGGATGCTCTATACTTGGCAACTGAGCTTGAGGCTCATGCCCAAGAAGAGCGAGATAATGGTAAGATTTTGTATCCTCCGCAGGAACAAATCTTTAGAGCATTACAGTTGACAAAACCTGAAGATGTGCGGGTTTGCCTCGTAGGACAAGATCCATACCATACCCCTGGTCAGGCTAATGGATTAGCTTTCTCGATTGCTCCAGGTAATCCTCTCCAACCTTCATTGGTAAATATCTTTAAAGAATTGGAAGAAGATGTTGGTATTAAGCGACCAGAAAGCGGTGACTTGACTAAGTGGGCAGAAAATGGAGTTTTACTTCTCAATACCTCACTTACAGTTTATGAGCATCAAGCTAATAGCTGTGTGCGATGGGGATGGGATAGATTCACTAAGTCTGTCTTGCAGACAGCCACTAAACTTCCGCAGCCCGTCGTATTCTTACTGTGGGGTTCTAATGCACAGGATTTATTGAAAGATTTGATTTCTTGTGCGGCAGTATATGAAGATGGCGGACATATTGTAAAAGAAAATCTAATTAAGAAAGCCTATGTGCTTTCCTCCCACCCAAGTCCTTTTAGTGCAACAAGACCATGTCGTGGGACGCCTGCTTTTCGAGGCAGCAAACCATTTTCAACAGCTAATAAGTTGCTAACGGACATGGGAGGGACACCGATTGACTGGAGCTTATAATCAAATTAAAGAGGAAGTCGAAGCAATTCTTGTCCATTCTCAAGACTTCCCATTCGATGTAGATGCTACAAAAATGATGGAGCAATGGGAAAAGGCAAAAGCTCCATTCATCAAGTTGTTTAATGGCAAGACATATATCAGAAGCGCGGAACCTATTAAGGTTACTCTCTCCTCTGAGCAGCGATCCCGCAGGTTCAATGAGTTCATTTCTACTCTTGATGATAACGGTGTGTTAAGCGAGGATTTTGAGACTTTCCTTCGCGTAAACACCGATGGATTTTTCGAGAATAAAGTTGTTTTACCATATCCAACATACCATATCCCGCAAGGAGCGAAGATACTTAAGTCTTTCAAGAAGTTTCTTCCCAATCAAGAGGTAACGAGATGGGCGCAGGATACAGCATCACGATATATCCAAGAAAATAAGATTGAAGGATACCTCTATCTCTCTGTTGATCCGAGAGATTTTCTTACATTGTCGGAGAACGACTCTAACTGGTATTCTTGTCAGTCTCTTGATGGAGATTATCGTTCTGGAGATTTAAGCTATATGGTAGATGGTACTACTATTGTTGCCTACCTTGCCAATGAAAAGAAGCACTTTAACTGTTTGCCGCAAGATAGTGAATGGTTTGATAAGAAATGGAGAATGTTAATTCATACAAACCAATATACTTGCATCTACTATAATAGGCAGTATCCCTACGATTCTCCAGACTTATTGGAAGCTACTCATAGGATGGTTAGTAATCTATTTCCACGAATAGATTTTGCACCGCCTGCGGACTATGGATTCAAAGTAGCTATCGGAAAATTTGGAAATAGGATGATGGCCTATAATCAGATTAACGCGGGTGGACGAACTTATGATATGCGAGATATTGTCGATACAAGCGATTATCTTGGATATTGTGACTTAGTTTCTTCGAGTACATATAGTCCTGTTGTTGCGGTAAACTTTTCTATGATAGATAATTACCTTAATGAGATTTATTCGTCCGATAATAAACAAAAGGAAGAAGAACTATTCAAAGAGATATTCGGTATTAAAGTTGGCGCAAAGGTAATCTGCCCAGTTTGCGGCGAGGAGTATTTGAATCGAGACGATAAGTTCTTATGTGACAAGTGCATTGCAGAGAAAGACGCGGATGTTGACTTTTTCTTGACTTGTCATAGTTGTTATCGTAGAATATATGATGAAGATGAAATTTATTTTGAAGGGACAGAGCCATTCTGTGGATGTTGCCACCGTGCAATGACCGAAGAACTACTGCCCGCAGAAGAGGAAGAGGAGATTTAATATGGCACAGAGACGAGGAGATTTGGCGAAGCAGTCCGCTATCGCCACTATTCAGACAGCTTTTGGCGATGATTTCGTTGGGCTAATTGACAAGAAGCTGTATGTAAATGTGAAAGATGGTCCGAACGGCGAAGTTGTTCAGCTTTCTATCGCACTGACAATGCCCAAGACACCAGTGAGCGCATCTGCGGTTCCTGTTACTACCCCAGCAACAGATGGAAATGCAGCAGCATGGGAGAGTAAACCTGCTACTCCAACAGAGTTGAGCGCAGAGGATAAGGCAAAGGTTGCAGACCTGTGTGCTCGATTGGGTATCTAAGCAAAAATTTTGGGCGGGGTAATTAAAGTAATTACCCCTCTCTTTCATTATTATTACCAAATACTTGGAGAGGTGATGTATGGTATGCGGAAACCGCGTTCACAGGCATATAATCGAGATGTAAGTATGCGGAAAGCTCTTCGTAAGCGTCGTATTGCTAGAGAAGTTTACTATGATGGAGATACGCATCCATATTATAACAATCTTCATCAGTATAGTAAAAATAAAATTCATTGTAGTTGTTCTATGTGTTCGGCTAAGACACGCAATAAAGGCAAGCGTAGGAATCTGCATGGAAACTATTCTCCCAGTCTCAATTATCGCATTAGCGAACAGCGGAGTATGGATGCTGACGAACGGGATTATTTCTTCTCTTGATATATAATAAAAAATATTATATAATATATATAGAAAGTAAGGGAAGAACCTCTTTCAGAGAAAAAAGATTTATTTGCAATAAATTAAAAATTATTGTATAATAAATATATAAGGTTGAGGTTTGCGCCAGTAACTCAGTCGGTAGAGTATCTGCCTTTTAAGCAGAGAGTCGTGGGTTCAAGTCCCGCCTGGCGCACCATTATGCAGGATTAGTGTTAGCGGCTAGCACGTCAGTCTTCCAAACTGAAAGGGCCGGTTCGAACCCGGTATCTTGCTCCATAATGCCAATCAACAATAGCGCAATCCTTTTATGACCTAGGCATAAAGGTGAGGCATGGCGCCGATAGCGAAAGTTGACTAAGCTATCTTTACAGACTTTCTTTACGGGGAATGAAGAGAGGCTGCTCGCCGTTTGTACAGCTCCGGCATTTAAGATTGAGCGCCCCTTGGAGATGAACCAAGGGTTATATAGGGGTGTCGGTTAATGGTTAAACCACCGGTCTCCAAAACCGGGACTAGAGGTTCGAGTCCTCTCACCCCTGCCAGCTTCAAACCTTATTTGAAAAACTATAAATATTATGTTATAATATTTATAGAAAGTTAAGGAAAGGAAGTAATGATATGGTCTTTGAGACACCTACTCAGGTTAAGTTCTGGGATCCAGATGGCGGTCATTATACCGCGGGAATCGCTTATAAAGATGAAATTATTTGTGGTTGCTGCGGTAGCGTCTTTGAAATCGAGGAGATTATCGAAGATACTAAGAATGATGGCGTAGTGCCTATTATTCCTTATGAACTTTGGGTAGATTTGGTTTCTGAGATTGCAGGAGATGACCTGTGAAGTTCTATATCTCTTATTTCTACGCAGTTCGGTTTATGAAACCGAATACAGTAGCTCTTTCTACCGCGATGTGGGACCCAAAGTGGTTTTATAACAAACATCAAGGTGATGTCTATTTGGATAAGCGAGGAGTGCTTAATGGCTTGCGGGCTGAGCCTTTTGTGCCTAAAGACCATCAAGAGAGCGAAGGTTACTGCGGGAATTGCGATCATGACAACTCTAAATGTCGCTTTATGCAGCATTATAGAGAGCAATTAGATGCTCTCGATTTTGATGACATCATGCGGCGCTTCGAAAGTATAGCGCAGAGAGTTGTGACCAATGGTAATGAACCAGAAATTGTTCTGCTGGTGCATGAAGCACCAACCAATCCTTGCTCTGAAAGATGGGCGTTGTTTGATTGGTTTAAGAAGCATGGAATCGAGGTTAATGAATATCCGATTCCAGAAAAGAAGAAGCCAAAAAGGAAATTTGATTTCTAATAAAAAATATTATATAATATTTATAGAAAGTTGGTAAGAATACAGCTTGTTTCTTTAAATAGTAACGGTAAACCCATCGTCGGTAAATTGGACACTTGAAGTACAAAAGTTATTAGCCAATTCACGAATAAACTTATTTAGACTAGTTGGTAACGCAGCCGTGAGAGCCAATGGTTAGACTACGATAACCTTAAATGTCGTGGCTGCGCGAGTACGAGAGAAGAACGCGCCAAAGAAGAGGATTCTTTTCCTTTCGGTTGGTCGCCGAAACATTAAATAGACCGATATTGTCCTGTAGCTCAGCTGGCAGAGCACGCGACTGTTAATCGTGGGGTCGAACCCCTCCGGGACAGCCACAAATCTAAAGGTTATAATAATCATGTATCTGAGTAGCTAACAGATAGAATTATTATATCGCTTTAGTGGCGGGGAATAGCTAAAAGTTTCTGACTTAAAACGAGGTAAACAAGAACTCCTTAAAGTCTTTCAAAACGAAAGACAAAGCAAAATGAGCTTGTGCCGGTTTTTGTAGTTTTGGCGGCAGAAAAGAAAAACACTAGAGCTGCTTGGGTTGGTAAACCTCCTATGGGGAAGCTTCCAAAATATGCGGGATTGGCGGAATGGTAGACGCGCTAGATTTAGGATCTAGTGTCTATGGCGTAAGGGTTCGAGTCCCTTATCCCGTACCAATGAGGCGTTAACATGGATTTTGATTGGTAAACTACCACCGGCAGAACAATGCGCGTCATAGACAAGCAGCGTTAGATATGTGGCTTAGTGGAAAACGCCTGTCTAAATATAAAGAAGCAAAGTAACCAATCGTGAATACGCGGCTATGTTGAAATCGGTAGACAAGCAAGCTTGAGGTGCTTGTGATCGAAAGGTCGTGTGAGTTCAAATCTCACTAGCCGCACCAACGAGTTAATCCGCTCAAGTCATAAGGATTGGTGTCAACCGCTTACCTTACGGAGGTTGCCGATTGTGGGTGCGAGTCCAGGAACCCTCCCTTGTCCATGGATCTGGATAGTCTTTTGTTAGTTTTATTACTTAAATAAAATTAACCGGTATCACTTACCGTTAGGGGAATGACTCTCCCCAAGTATTTGGTCTCGTAGTTCAGTTGGTTAGAACGCTAGCCTGTCACGCTAGAGGTCACGGGTTCGAACCCCAGCGGGGCTGCCAGTAAGAGAATATTGAAACGGTTCAGGTCTTATCGGCCGTCTAGGCAGGCGAGGTAAGTTGCGGTGGAAATCCCTTGAATTAGCGTAAAAAAACCTACGCCTGAAATTCTGGAAGTGGAATTTTGCGAAGTCGGAGTAGCGTAAGCGTGTGACTGAAACATGACCACCCGCCTAGACTTTAGTATTCTCTTTATTTGAAAAATAATAAATATTATGATATAATATTTATAGAAAGTGAGAAAGACACAGTACAGCAAGTTTTTCTGGATAATTTATTTTTGCTTAAATGAAAATGATAGTAGGTTCAAATCCTACACAAAAACCTGTGTCTTGCTGAATATTGCCCCGTGGTGTAATGGTTAGCACGGCGGTCTCTAAAACCGTATCCCTCTGAAGGAGTAAGTCTGGGTTCGAACCCCAGCGGGGCTGCCAGCAACACCTCCTGACATTTTTCGAGCGTTGTCGTTAACTAGAACTCGACCTCAGTGGTTTAATGTACGAGGTACTGATAAGTGATGGTACTACCACTCTTCACTTTTCTCTATATATCTTATGGGGCACGGGACTGCATGGAGTGGTCGTCTCCCTTGCAAGGAGAAAAACAGACGAGTTCGATTCTCGTGTGCTCCACCATCCCAATTTTGGGACAAAGCAAGTTAATGTTTCTCCCATAATTCTTATATATAATATAAGATAAAGGAGGAATAATTTTGGACTTAAAAGATAAGGTGTTTAGAAATTCATTAGAAACCTGTGAATATATAGGTGGATATGAAAATGCTAAATCTATTTTGACAGTCAGATGTATAAAACATAATTATACATTTTAGACGAAATATGAGAATGTTCGACGCGACAACAGGGCGCATTTGATTTGTCCATTATGCCAACAAGAAGCTAAAGATAATAAATTAAAAGAGACAAGAACATTAGTAACTTGTGCATATTGTGGAAAAGAGTTCTATAAAACGAAGTCTAAATTAGACAATTCAAAAAGCGGTTTATATTTTTGTTGCAGAGAACATAAAGATTTGGCACAAAGAATTGATTTTGGCTGTGTAGAAATTCAGCCTAGTCATTATGGAAAGGCCAGTAAGGATTATAGAGAAAAGGCTTTTCGAGAATATGAGCACAAATGTAGTATTTGTGGCTGGGACGAAGACCCAGATATACTTGAAGTCCATCATATAGATGAAAATAGAGAACATAATGAATTATCTAATTTGGTTATTCTATGTCCTATTTGCCATCGAAAAATAACAAGCCATAAATATAAACTGATAGAAAGAAATTCTATTATTCCGATTTAATAGCACGATAAGTGCTTTTAGATACCAAAGAGAAGTTTTTTTGGTTCTTCTCGGTTATATTAGATTATTGATTATATTTGTTAAAAACCAGTTTGGTTTGATTACCCTTTTCTTTCCCCCTTATACAACGAAACGAAAACGGTAATGGTGCGTGACGCCGCGTTCCCTGAATAGCTTCGCAAGAAGAAGTGCGAGTTATGGTCCCATCTACTAACTGGTCTAGGTAATCAGCCTCTCAAGCTGAAAATGTGAGTTCGAGTCTCGCTGGGATCACCACCTTACTTTTATCGCTTTTAGTAAGGAATCGAGATATTATTGCCCCAATAGACGGCTTTGTAGTCTATTTAATATGCTCCCATGGACAAGTGGTTAAGTCCCCGCCCTTTCACGGCGGTGTCGTCAGTTCGATCCTGACTGGGAGTACCATTAACAATAGGAAACATACATAGATAAAAAGGAGAAGATATTATGAAGCAGGTTCACGGTACTTTCGATTCTTTTAAGACTCTGGGCGCGGCAATGGGCTTTAAGGCTCCTAAGGTCAAGGAGAAGGAGCATAAATGTCCCAACTGCGGCGGCGTGATGGAGCGAGCTGGCGACTCCAATGTTTTTGTCTGTCCTTTCAATAAGCTGGAAGAGCGTGACCTGAAGGGTAAGCCGGTGCAGGTGTTTAGCAAGTGCGGTAAGTTCGTTATCGCTGATTAACATATTGACCTGAGTAAGTCGGTAAACTGCTCTTTATATCGCGGTAGCTCAGTAGGTAGAGCGGCAGGTTGAAGCCCTGCGCGTCGTTGGTTCAAACCCAGCCCGCGGTGCCATTGCGGAGTAGAGAAACGGTTATCTCGCAACCCTCATAAGGTTGAGAAAGGTGGTTCGACTCCACCCTCTCGCAACCATAGGCGTAATGCCATTATGGGTAAGACGCATACAGCAAGTTTCTTCTTTTGAAAAATATTTTAGCTCATTGGTAGAGCATCAAACTTGTTAATTTGACTGTATAGCTGGTTCAAGTCCGGCAAATAATTTTCTTTGCGTCTTGTAAAATTAAATAAGGAGGTTTTTCTATGTTCCCAAGATATTGATGACATGATTTTCGACAATGTTGAAACCACAGTTAGTGAGCGATAATTCTCACTTTTTGATGGAAAGCTGCTTGGTTTTATACCAAAGGGTCACAAGTCCCTAAAGCTGAGTGCATCAATTTGGAGAGGTGGCAGAGTTGGTTGAATGCGGCACCCTGCTAAGGTGTTGACCCCATTAGGGGTCCGGAGGTTCGAATCCTCTCCTCTCCGCCAGCCGTGAAACGCGAGTACGCCTCGGTTCCATTAGACGTGGGACAAATAAACAAAGACCACGTCGGGGTTTAACTCACCTGTCAAGGGCTGCGGACCTAGAACGAGTTTTAATTTGGTAGGGTGAATCCCACTCCTCCTATATTAAGAGTTTTGCACGCCTCTGTCACAGCAACAAGCGCAACCCGCAAAACCTTTGAACAAACATTAAAATCCGGTGTTAAAGGAACCAGAGTACGAAGCAGGGTGACAACCTCCAGAAATGGTACTGGCTTTCAGGTTATTGCTGAGTATTTGTTAAAATCTATCTTCGTCACTTAGAGTTTAACAAATACGATATTATTAAGGAAATAGCTGATGTGAAAAGCATCTTGTCTTGCTGACATGACAATAAACTTTGAACGGGTCGCTTAATGCGGGATTCGTGCCTGCGGGTGTAAAGTCAGAAAAGTAGGGGTATGCAGTTTGAAATCTGCCGGAGTAGCTATCGGTGAATCCCCACCTCCACCGTCCCTTAAAATTCAAATAATATGCTGGCATAGCTCAGTTGGTAGAGCTACTGATTTGTAATCAGTGGGTCGGGGGTTCGAGTCCCTCTACCAGCTCCAAAGGCTTAGAAAGTAGCCTATAACTTTCAAAAGGCGTGAAATCGCTCTGGCGACGAAACGGATATTACCAATTGGTAGTAGCACGGTATCTAATGATGCCCTATATCGGTGCTGTGCACCGATATAGATATGTCCCTTTAGCTTAGTTGGACAAAGCGTGCGGCTACGAACCGCAAGACCGGGAGTTCGAGTCTCTCAAGGGATGCCATGTGACTGTAGCTCAGCTGGTTAGAGCGCTTGATTGTGGCTCAAGTTGTCGTGGATTCGAGTTCCACCAGTCACCCCACGAGACTCAAACAGCAATTTTCAATCATATGTTTTTGGTACATACAAGATGAAAGGGGTCTAGAAATGAATAAGAAGATTTACAAGCAAGCTATGAAGAAAACTGGCGATGAACTACAAGAGTGGCTTCAGTTCAAGCATCGAGGATCTTCTGTGCAAGCTAAGAAGGGAAAAGGTTCCTATTCCCGCAAACAAAAGCATAAAGATAGGGAGTGTTGAGTATGTCTCGTTCTTATCGAAAACAGCCTGTTTGGAAAGACCATAATCGGGGTATGAAAGCGATGGCCAATCGAAAAGTGCGGCGGGCGCTTAATCGAGATGTCGATTTCGAGTTACCTAATTCTCTCTATAAAAGATACTTTTGTCAGTACGACATTTGTGACTATTGTTCTCTTGTTTCTCGTAGCTTTGAGCAGTTTTATCAAAGTCGTATTAGAAACTGGAAAGAGCGTAGGCATTACTGGTTCTGGAAAGATCAGCCACGTCCTACGAGAAAAGAAGTTTACAAGGATTGGCTTAGTTATCGAAATAAATAAGCGGCTATCGCCTAATGGATATGGCAACAGCCTTCTAAGCTGTCACAATCTGAGTTCGAATCTCAGTAGCCGTACCAATATATGGGGATGAGCTAGTTTCGACGGGGTAATGAGAAGCTAAAATACACGGGTAGGTGACCACCTTACGGCGCGACAAACAATTAAACGACAACGATTATTTCGATTCTTATATGGCAGCTTGAGCTTTTACTCGCTGACCATTTTTATCTCTTTTTTCTTTTAAGTTTCTTTATTCTTTCAAAATAAAGTGGTGGAGGCTGTATGACCGATACGGCCCTATGGTTTATTGGTTTGTCTTAACTAGAGATACCATTCAAAAATCTTAAATAAGACTATCGTGTAAAAATATTTTGGTTATGTAGTTATTTCGGACACGGAGTGCGACTCTCCGTCATCTCCACCAAGAGTTTCTTTCTTCTCTTAAAAAGAAAGTGGTGGAAAATCCTTTATACCTCCTACTTAAAATCTAGGAGGAAAGATCATGACGGATTTGGAAAAGGATATTTGGCAGCTATCATTGACGGTGAAGGAACAGTAACGCTTACGAAAGATAGTTCGTTTAGATATCCAACAATTGAGGTTTCTAGCACAACTTTAGAAATCGTAGAGTATCTTAAAGACCACTTTGGTGGTGTCATTTCTAGAAAGAATGAGCGTAGCCCTAAGTGGAAATAGGCTTATGTCTGGAAAGTCGAACGACGAAAGGTGATTGCTTTATTAAAGGAGATTGTCAATTATCTTCATGAGCCTAAGAAAAAAGCAAGAGCAGAGTTAATCATTGCAGATTATATTCGTCTTACACCAAGAAATGGTCGATATTCGGAAGAATTGAAGAAGCAAAAGCTAGAGTTTGAAGAGAAGTTTTTCTCACTTGAATGATAATAAAAGGCTCTTTCAGCAATTATCGCTTAATAAGCATCTAACTGGTAATTAGAAATACAATGAGCCTTGTAAATGTGCGGGGATGGCCGAGTGGTTGATGGCGCCAGTCTAGAAAACTGGAGGCCCAGCAATGGGCCCGGGAGTTCGAATCTCTCTCCCCGCGCCAATATAGTTTGGTAGCTCAGTTGGTTAGAGCACTCGATTGATAATCGAGAGGTCGTGAGTTCAAACCTCACCCAGACTACCATTTGGAGATATTTCTTTAATTTAATTATCTTTTTCTTTATAAGTATTGAGGAAGGTGATAAAATGAAGATTTATAATCCAACTAATTATTCTTATATCACTGTTGTAGAAATTCCAAAGACAGAGATTTCAAAGTTCGATATGGGACTGTGTCAACAGCCTCGTTAGACCTTGAAAGCTTACTATGATAGTTGCGCTGTTAAGCCTTCTATCATTTCTAATGGTGGTTTCTTCAGCATGAGTGATGGCTCAACAACCTTTAACTACACCGATGAAGGTATAATCATTAGTTCTAATTCTCTTTACAAAGAAGGATTTGGAACTGTCAATGGAGAGTTAAAGTACGGTGTAATTGGTCAAGAGAAGTTTGAGGACTTCGTAAGTGGCTATCCAGTCTTGATTAAGGCAGGCGCCGCAGTTCCTATTACTATTGCTTCCGAGATTAACTACAAGGCTAGAAGAACTGTTCTAGCTTATAATAAAGAAAATATCTTTATTGTAGCTATTGAATCTCCTGGCATGAACTTTTCGCAGATGCAATCTTTTTTGCGGACTCTCAAGGTTGATTATGCTATTAACCTTGATGGAGGCGGAAGTACCAAGGTATTGCACGATGGTAAATGTATCACAAAGGCATTTACTAATCGCCCTGTTGATAATGTAATGGCTGTTTATCTAAAGCCGAAAGTTATTTACAGAGTACAGCTTGGTGCATTTAGTAAGAAAGCTAATGCTAATGCGTTTTTGGCTAAGATTAAAGGTCTTCCAGATACAATCAATGCAGGATATAAAAACGCTTATGTCCGCAAGGTTGGCAGTTATTGGAAGGTTCAAGTTGGTGCGTTCTCTGTAAAAGCTAACGCAACACGAGTTGTAAATGACCTAAAAAGTAAGGGCTATAATGCCTTCATTACGACAACTTGATTTTCTAAAAATATTTTGTTATAATATTTATAGAAGATAAGAGAAGACGCTTGCCGCAACCATTACTATTGTAATAGTCAAAAGGTTAAGACATTTCTCTACAAAAGAAACAATTTGGGTTCGATTCCCAATTACACAAAAGGCGTCTTGTTATGGTCAGCCCGTAAGACCTTAAATGGCGGGGCACCTATCCGGGTGTAGCTCAGATGGTAGAGCGCTAGATTTGGGATCTAGAGGCCGTGAGTTCGAGACTCGCCACTCGGACCAATCCCCATTTGGTGGGGACTATGTATCACTCCTTTCCTATGTTATATAAGACCTATACAGCAAATCTTTCTTTACTAATAGAAGAAGATATAATGATTAGCAAGTCATTGCTGCCAGGCGTCGAGATAGCTCTTTAGAACGAAGACAGGCGAGAGCTATGGAGTCATAAGCCTAAGTTTTCGTGGGTCTTGAAATGTTATAATATTTTTGTTATAATATTTATAGAAAGTTAAGAAAGGAAGTAAACGATATGAAGAAAATTGATATGGGTTGCTACTACTTTTCCGACAAGGGTTTGGTTCGTACAGTTGCCAGAGCAACAGATATGGAGACGAAGAAGTCGATGATTATGTTCGTTAACATTGAATCTGGCGGATGTGCAAGTCAGCCTCTTTTAATTTCTGAGGAGAAGTTTGCGGCGACTTACATCAGGTAAGTCGTATGCGGGATTAGCTCAGCTGGTAGAGCATCTGACTTACATTCAGGAGGTCACAGGTTCGAGTCCTGTATCCCGTACCATAAGACGCTATCCAGCGAATTTTTCTATAAAATCTTGGATATTTGATTACTAAGGATTGTGAAGAATCATCTATAATTGCCGTTTGGCTAGTTCTTCTGGGGTAAGAGAGAGTTAATTGACAGAAGAGCGAATGTAAATTGATTGTAACTCTTTAGCGTCTTGATTATTTAGCGGTGTTGCGAAGTGGTTAACGCGCATGGCTTTGACCCATGTATTCGAAGGTTCGAACCCTTCCACCGCTGCCAAAATCTACTAACCGGCATAAATCAATTTAACTGGTTGATAAGCCCCGTTTGTGGGGAGAAACGCAAGCAGCTCTTAAATGAGCGGCACTCTGAGTCGGCAGAGCAAGAGTAGAGAACTGGAAGGTTGCAGCTCGAATACTGAATCCTCTAAAGAGTGGGACTTAGCGCGCGGAAGAACCCTTTGGCGTGGAACGCACACCAGTAAGGTTTGTAGTCAACCTTTATCAAAACTACATTTCAGGAGCTAGCTCAATTGGTAGAGCGCGTGTAATAATCCAGGTCTAGTAAATAGACCACGACAGCAACCACTATGATTTTCTAGGGGACACGAGGTTGTAGGTTCAAATCCTGCGCTCCTGGCCATCTTTTCTAAAGGAGTGAATTTATGTCGCAATACTTATATTTCTTTGCACGGCACGATAAAGAATTTATTCTTATCGCTGACTATTCTCGGAGCACTCAGATATATAGCGAAGTAAATGCTCCTTATGAGAAGATTAGAAAGATTGATGAAACAGAGTTGAGAAGTGTAGCAGAGAGACTGCGGGCTGGCAAAATTTTTGCCAAAACGCAGATTGAAGCCGCTAACCGCAGACTGGAACTTATTTCCAACGCAAACAATCCGCTTGAAGAGAAGCTAGACGCTATCGACTTTGGTTTGGAAGTCATTGAAGAATATGAAGATGACATTCAGACTCTTGATAGATACGCAGTAGAACTCGATTTTATCGCTAATATGGCTTGTGACAACGATATTTTCGTAGGTTTCGAAATCAGTTGCCCAACCGAAAAAGATATTGTTGACTGTTAACACCTGCCGGGGTGGCAGAACTGGTATATGCAGCGGACTTAAAATCCGCCGCCGTAAGGATTGGGGGTTCGAGTCCCCTCCCCGGCACCACCCGTGTCCGCAAGAATCAAAGACTTAAAAAGTTGGTGGCTCTTCTTAGTAGAGTTTTTTGAGGAAGAAAAGTGGCTCTAGATGACAGCGGATAAACCTCACGGGACCATTCCCTTTTGTTAATAGGTGGTCTGGGTTAAACAATTAACATAAAAGACGCATACAGCAATTACACATATTGTGTATTATCGGTTCGAGTCCGATTCTGTTCGCCAATAATAGGATAGATAGCTTAACAGGTTAAGCAACAAAAATGCGTCTTGTTTTATACCGGCTTCGTATAATGGTAGTACAAGGGACTCTGACTCCCTTGGTAGTAGTTCGATTCTATTAGCCGGTGCCAATTAAATATGGGTCAGTGAGCGGAATTGGTAACGCAGCGGGCTGTAAACCCGTGGCTTTCGAGCATTGTTGGTTCAAGTCCAACCTGGCCCACCATATGGATCTTTAGCTCAGTTGGTTAGAGCACGCGGCTCATAACCGCACGGTCCTGGGTTCGATTCCCCGAAGATCCACCATATGCGGGGCTAGGTTAAAGGTAGACCATCAGCGTTAAAAGGCTGAAAAAGCGGTTCGAATCCGCAGCCCCGCGCCAATATACATTGAAAGGACGTAAAGGAATGAACATAGTAAACGCAGGTTCTCGTTATCAAGTCTATGGCGAAGATGTAAAGACTTATAAGGAGCTTCCTATTGCTACTTACTCAGTTGGATTTAATCCAATGATGGGTTTTTGGCTTATTAAGCATGATGACCTCGCTATCAACGAGGATACAATCTACGGCAATCATGCTCGTCGCGCAGAAAAGATTCTAAAATCTTTTGCTGTAAGTGAGAGAAACTTCGGTGTCATTCTCTCCGGTAAGAAAGGTATCGGTAAATCTCTACTTGCTCGCATGATTGCGGAAGAGTCTATTAAGGCCGATATGCCAGTCATTATCGTTGACACCGCTATTCCCGGCATCAGCAATTTTCTTGCCTCTATTCAGCAAGAGGTAACGATTATCTTTGACGAGTTTGAAAAGACTTTCGCCAAGACTGAGAAGGACGATCCGCAGGTTGAGATGCTTAGTCTATTCGATGGTATGGATAACGGTAAGAAACTGTTCGTCATTACCTGTAATGATCCTCGTCAGTTGAATGAATTTCTTATTAACCGTCCTGGTCGCTTCCATTATCATTTTGAGATTACCTGCCCCTCTCCTGATGAAGTTCGTGCTTATATGGCTGATAAGCTCGGTACTGGCTGGGAAGAAGATATTGAAAAGGTAGTTAAGCTGTCTCAAATAGCTGACATTACTTTTGATTGTCTGCGCGCAATCGCTTTCGATCTAAAGCAGGGTTATCCTCTGGAAGAGACCCTCATGGATTTGAACATCAATTACGAGCGTAATAGCTCTTATGATGTTACCGTTAGATTGTCTAATGGTTGGGTCACTACAGCTTATTACAAGAGGATTGACCTCTACTCTAAAGATGAGTGTAATATTTCCTTTGAAAAAGATAAAATCCGATATTGGATTACTTTTTCTCCCTCTAATGTCACGGTTGCTGATGGCGCTTTAACCGTCAATCCGCAGAAGATTAAGTTGACTGTGGCTTATGATGCTTTTGAGGAGTCAATGTCTGACGAGGACGCAGAAATTGCTCGTGGACAGTGGATGAAAAATACGACTGTTGAGTCTTGTACTCTAACAAAAGTAAACATCTCCATGGTAAATAAGTTCGATAATTTTTAAAAATAGCCCTCGTAAGAGGGCTATATGCCAGCTAGGTCAAATGGTTAAGATGCCGCCTTCATACGGCGAGAGGACTGAGTTCGATTCTCAGAGTTGGCACCAATTCATTGTTGCAGCAATGTTTATCATATATATGAGAAAACCGAGAGAGCTTAACACCTGCAAGTGTTCTGCCTAACCCCTGTCATTCGTGACAGGGGTTTCTTTTTGTATATGAGCAAGACTGGACCGCGCGCGGTGCAAACGCAAAGTGGCTTTAGAATTTTTCAGGCCAAATATGGCAAAATGATTTGCATTAGTTTTTATATCTATGTGAGAGGAGGGATTTGTAAGAATGGCTGAATTAGTAGTTCTTAAAGGTTCTTTTGCCAATCTCAATAATATTCCAATTAAAGAAGGTTAGTTGATCTTTACGACAGACGAGGATAATCGTTTGATTTTTTTAGATACTGATGACAGTACCAGAGTATAGATAACTTCTCCAGCAATTGAGAATACTGATACAATCATTTTAGATGCTGGCGGCGCTCCTGCAACAATAGGAGGTTAAAATATATGGCTATTAAAACATTTGAAGTTGTTTTTAAGTTACGCCGCGACAATGATTACAATTACGAGAAGGTAAAAGATAGTTTTATTCCCAAAAAAGGAGAAATCTGTTTAGTAGATACTGCTAGACAAGGTCTTTGCGTAATTGTTGGTGATGGTGTATCGACTTATGGAAGTCTTGAGTATGAGAATACTATCTTCCAACGTGTTTATTTCATTGGTGAAAAGATTTTCAAGGATGCTGATGGCGTTTAGGAAATCACTCCTAATGAAAATAAAATTTATATTGATGCCAATAACACCAACGACTTGTATTATTACAATGGCGTTGAATTTGTTTTAATTGGGCCGGGTTCGCTTCCGACCGCGTCAGCGGAAACCGCAGGTATTATGAAGCTTTACTCTACTACCGGAGAGAATGTGGATGGTACGATGACGCAAAAAGCGATTACAGATGAACTGAACACTAAGGTTAGTGCTTCAGTTAATTTAGAAGATGAAACCGTCGTCTTCAAATAATCTTATAGGAGGTATTATTATGGCTATTTTTGATCCTAAGAATGTACCTGTGATTTCTAAACTCACTATTGGTGAGAAGACTTATTACTTAAAGGATGCTGAGGCTCGTGAGCTTCTCGCTACCCTTGGTAATGCTGCTAAGAAAGATGTTGCCGCGGGCGTTGGTGCCGATGAGCAGGGTCTTGTAACTGGTGCTCAGGTTCAGGCTGCTATTGCTGACATTGCTGGCTCTATGCACTTCCGTGGTGTGTTCACTTCAAAGACTGAAGTTACTGATCCCGCTGCTGGTGATGTAATCATCGTTGGTGTTAAGGAGTATGTGTATGGCGGTGACCCTGCGGATTGGCATGAGCTTGGTGATGAGACCCTTTACGCTCTGAAGACTGTTACTATTGGTACTCAGAATCTGTCTGCTAATATCAATCTTGACACTCTTGCTGCTGATATGGGTCTTGGCAAGCTTGCTACGAAGGACTCTGCTACTGGTACTGTTGCAGGCCAGACCATTTCTGGCTTAAAAGCTAAGGGTAATGCCACTGGTTCTATTGCTGTTGAACTTACTCAGACTTCTACTGCTGCTACTTTAACCAAGAGCGATTATACACCTTCAGGTGATGTAAATGGTTCTGTTACTGCTGCTGGTACTGTTTCTATTGCTAAGGATGCCGAGAATGGTACTCAGATTTCTGGTTCTGTTTCTGCTCCTACTGTAACTGTTGCTCCTGCTACTGACACCATTAAGAAGGTTACTTCTGTCGGTACTTTACCCACTAAGGCTAAAGATACTTTTAATGCTAATGGTGATGATGAATTCACTCAGGGTTCTCAGGCTGCTTGGAGCGCCAACGTTGACGAAGCTTCCGAGACTTTGAGCTTTAGCTTTACTGCTAATGATTTGCCCACCTTCACTCAGGGTGCTAAGGCTTCTTTCACCGAGGGTGCGTTCGATGCTGGTACGCTTCCTGAGCTGGATACTGTTGGTACTAAAGTCGTTACTGGTATTACCAGCGCTACTGCTTCTGCTCCTGTGTTTACTGGTGATAAGTTCGCTGCATCCTTCACTGGTACTTCTGCTGATATTACTGCAACCTTTACCGGTGATAAGACTTCTGTAATCAGCGGGGTTAATTATGATAAGGCCGGTGTCGATGCTGAAAAGACTAAGTTTATCGCTGGAGCAATTGAACTCAATGTGGACGACGTAGTTGTCACTGCTAAGGAAGTTACCGTACAGTAATCTAGCACTAGCGAGCTAAATGCTCGTTTATGAAAATAAAGGATGGTGAGTAAATGGCGGATAAGTACATTTCCAATGTAGAACTCGGCAGTACCATTTACTCCCTTAAAGATAAAGAGGCAAGAGCCGCGGTCGATGCATTGCAAACTGCGGTTTCTTCTTCTCTAATCTTTAAAGGTGTTGTCTCTAGTGCTGCCGATCTTACTAGTTTAAAGAACTACAAAGTCGGTTGGACATATAAAGCTAACGCATCTTTCGAGATTGCTTCTTTAGGCAAGCTTGAAGTAGGTGATATGATTATATGTATTAGTGATTATAGCTCTAGCTATAAAGCAAGTGACTGGACAGTAGTTCAAAACAATGTAGATACTATGACTGGGGCTTCCTCTACGGCCGCTGGCACGAGAGGTCTAGTACCAGCACCTCAAGCTGATGACAACGAAAAGTATCTTCGAGGCGATGGAACATGGGGTTCTCCTATCGCTAGTGTTGCTTGGGGGAATTTCAATGATTTAATAGGATAAGCCAAATGGCTTATCCTATTTTTTTTTTGCATTTTTTCAAAATATATTGTATTATATGTATATAAGATAAAAGAGAAAAGACCTTTCCCAAACAAAAGCACAGTTTGAAAATAATTAAAAATTATATTATAATATATATAGTAAATGAGAAAAGGAGTTACAAGTTATGTATCCGATTGAGAAGTATAAGTTTTATACCAATGGTTCTCGCGTAATTGCAGTTTCTACCTATGCGGGCAAGACTGTGCGAGGTGTTGCAGTTTGCCATGCCGGTGATGCATTCTCTCTGGAGAAGGGTAAGAAGCTCGCTGCTCTGCGGTGTGCGGAGAAGATTGCCAAGAAGCGTGTTGCCCGTGCCAATCGAAAGGTTGACGAGGCTTATTGGGCACACGTCGATGCGGAGGCTTATCTTAATAAGATGGTCGATTATAAGGACGATGCCCTCTATGAGTTGAACGAGGTTATCGTTGCTAAAAACGATCTGCTTAATAGCCTGTAAGAAAATATCCTGAGCAAGATATAAAACTGCTCTATTCGGAGGATTAACCCTAATTGGTAAGGGAGCGGTCCTGAAAACCGCCAGTAACCGTGAACAACGGCGTAAGAGTTCGAGTCTCTTATCCTCCGCCAACGAATTAGACGAGAAATAGGAGGTAAAAGATGGACGCTTTAGAATTTTTGAAAGAACGGAAAAGAATGTGCAACTACTACAGTCATTGCAAGGGCTGCCCGCTTGATGGAAGTAAATGCGTTATTGATAATGCTGTCTCCGATGAAGATTGCAAAAGATTCGCCACTTCCGTTGAGCAATGGTCGAAGGAACACCCGCGCAAGACGCGGCAGAGCGTGTTTCTGGAGCAGTATCCGGAGGCACGTATCGGAGATGATGGTGTGTTGCAAATATATCCCTGCTCGATTTCCCCGTCGCACAGGAATGCACGAGGTAACTGCGCAACTATGGGACGCGAATGCCTCGACTGCCGCCGCGAGTTCTGGTCGCAAGAGGTGGAGTGATGAAAGCAAGAAATGAGAAATTTGCAAAAATATAAATATTATGATATAATATTTATATAAGGTAAGGGAAGAATTTCTTCTCAATCCTTAAACTGACTTCATGGCGCCGCACCCGTCAGTAAAAAGAGTGCTTGGCGTCAAGCAGTAGATTCTGCCGTTGAAGGTGAGGGTAATCGAGAAACCTTCCAAGAGTAAACTTGATTTATAGTAGCTAAAGGGTAGCACGATATTGTGCTAGAAACAGTTGATGCCGAGTATAAAGCTAGAGACTGGTGAGGTTGCACTTGAGAGGTGTCTGAGTCGGCGCTATAAATAAAAATCATAGAGCGAAGGCCAAGTTCTATATTTATATGCTCAAGTGGTGGAACGGGTATACACAGAAGTTTCAAAAACTTCCGCCTATGGTATGTGGGTTCGAATCCCGCCTTGAGCACCACTATACGGCGGAGGTAGGGAAGTGGTTAAACCCAACGGAACCGAAAAGATAAGGTCTAGAATCTAATCTCCCTTGTCCAAGGGAGTAACTAAAAATCAAAAGGAGATTGATATGATGAATACTTTTATGAACGCTATGAAGCAAGATACCAACTTTACCTTGACTGAGAATGGTGCCATTACCCATAAGTCCACTCTGAATGGTCTTATGGATTTGTTTGCGCTTGGCGGAGCATATCGCACCCGCTCTGGCGCAGATTGCATCACTTTGTTCAAGGCAGCTTTTGACGAGGATGAAGCTCATGCTTTGAAGTGCCTGTTTTATCTGCGCGATGTGCGCGGCGGCCAGGGTGAGCGTCGTTTCTTCCGCGTTGTGACCAATTGGCTTGCTTCTCACGAGACTGAAGCCATGCGTCGTAATCTTCAGTTTGTGCCTGAGTACGGTCGCTGGGATGACCTGTATATCTTCGTTGGCACTCCTCTGGAGAAGGACGCTTTCAATCTGATGCGTCATCAGCTGGCTTTGGATGTTTCTTGCAAGACTCCTTCTCTGCTTGCTAAGTGGCTGAAGTCTGAGAATACCAGCTCTAAGGAATCTCGCCATCTGGCGGTGATTACCCGCAATCACTTCGGCATGACTGCCAAGCAGTACCGTAAGACTCTCTCTACTCTGCGTGAGCGTATCCGCATCGTCGAGCGCCTCATGTCTGAGAATCGGTGGGACGAGATTGAGTTCGACAAGATTCCTTCTCGTGCCGGCGTAATTTATCGCAATGCGTTTGCTCGCCGCGATATGATTAAAGCTAAGTATGAGGCTTTCGCTAAGGATACTGAGACTAAGGTTAATGCCAGTGCTCTCTATCCTCACGACATTGCACATCGTGCCTTTGAAGCCAAGCGTAAGGGATTGGGCGATCCTGATCGTCTGATGCTTCAGAAGTATTGGGAGAACCTTCCTAACTACTACAGTGATAATATCGAGAATGGCATTGCTGTTGTCGATGTTTCTGGCTCTATGGCCGGTGTTCCTATGGAGGCTGCGGTTTCTATGGGTGCGTACATCGCAGATAAGGCGCATGGTCCTTTTGCCAACCACTTCATTACCTTCTCTGATCATCCTGAGCTGGTGAAGTTCGAGGGAGCCGACATTACCGATAAGTTGTGCCGTTGCATTGGTGCAGATTGGGGTATGAACACTAATATCGAAGCTGTCTTCGATATGCTGCTCAGCACCGCAATGAAGCAAAGTGTAAAGCCTGAGGATATGCCTACTCGCGTCTATATCTTCTCTGATATGGAATTTGACCGGTGTGTTATCAGTAACTCTACTGATCGGGGTGGCTATGGCTATGGGTATGGTATGCACAGCGATGCCATCCAGACTCTCTTTGAGGCTATGAAGGCTAAGTGGGCACGCTACGGTTACAAGATGCCTAGCTGCATCTTCTGGAACCTGAACGCCCGCAATAACAACATTCCCGCAATCGGTGACGGTTTTAGCTATGTAAGTGGCTTTAGCCCTGTCATGATTCAGCAGATTCTCAGCGGCAAGGACGGACTCAATCTGGTCCTTGAGAAGCTGGACAGCGAGCGTTACGCTCAGATTCACTAAACCCTTTCAAACGGGGGAAATGGCAATTTTCTTGCCATT